AAAGCCCGAGCTTGTGAAAGTTTGGGCTTTGTTGTAAATAAAAACAATTTTTTCAGTTCCGTATCTGGAAAAAGGAGAAAAAACGAAAAGGGTGCGCCATAGACTTATGACACACCCTCAAGGCTGACAAGAACGGATTGGTTATCCTGCCTACGGGTGCAGGAAAGAGTTTGGTGATAGCAGATATTGCCTCTCGTCTGGAAGGACCGCTGTTAGTCTTTCAGCCCAGTAAGGAAATTCTTCAGCAGAACTTTGCCAAGCTGCAAAGCTATGGTATCTTCGATTGCGGTTGCTATAGTGCCTCTGTAGGATGTAAGGATATAAACAGAATAACCTTTGCCACCATCGGAAGCGTGATGAACCATATGTCAGACTTCGATTGTTTCAAGAACATCATAATTGACGAATGTCATTATGTAAACTCGAAGTCAGGGCAATACAAGCAGTTCATAGAAGCGAAGAACAGACAGGTTGTTGGGTTAACAGCCACACCATACCGTCTTGATCGTGCCGAAGGAGGTTCCATCTTGAAGTTCCTCACGAGAGTCAGACCTAGAATATTTTCAAAGGTCATCTATTGTTGTCAGATTGGAGAGCTGCTTTCCAAAGGTTATCTTGCAGACTTGCATTATTATGATTTGACAGAATTGGATTTAAGAAGAGTCAGAAGCAATTTCACCGGTGCAGATTATGATGAAAGAAGTCTCCTAGCAGAGTACGAGCGTTGTGGATTCTATGATAAGTTATCAAATACAGTAGTCAAGGTTCTGCAGCCTAAAAGCGGCATACCTAGAAAGGGGGTACTTGTATTTACTGCTTTCACAAAGGAGGCCAGGCAGTTGGTTGATAAGCTTCAATCACTCAGGATCAATGCCGCTATCGTGACAGGAGAAACGCCTAAAAAGGAGCGTGAAGCCATTCTCGAAGGATTTAAGAGGAGAGAAATAAAGGTTGTTGCCAACGTTGGTGTACTGACTACGGGATTTGACTATCCTGCTCTAGACACCGTTGTCTTGGCACGCCCGACGAAATCTCTCGGGCTCTACTACCAGATGGTAGGTCGCGCTATCAGACCTTTTGAAGGCAAGGATGGGTGGATAGTTGACTTGTCGGGCAATTATAGTCGGTTCGGAAATGTCGCAGACCTCTTTATTAGCAGACCTCCAGGAACCACGAAATGGGCGGTGTATTCCAGAGGAACACAATTAACTAATGTTGTACTAAGATGAGCGTTTTAAATGAGATTATTGAATATGATCAAAGAGATTCCGCATTAGGAACTGAGTATTTAACTCTCTGTCCGCATTGCATGAAGGGAGTATTTACACAAGACCCAATTTATGTAGGAAGTTTAGCTTGCCGTTTATGTATTGATTTTGTGAAAATGACGGATAAATATGTTGTATGTAAATTCAAAAGAAATGTTTCCATTTTATAATAAAAAGAAGAAATCTCCTTCTGCTCCCAAAAAGAGAAAGAAGAGTAAGCCGGATTTAGTCAAGAGACTAGACAAGGTGTTTGCATTGTATATTCGTCTGAGAGACTGCATGCCAAGCGGTATGGGACAATGTATCAGCTGCGGAAAGATAAAGCCGTACAGAGAGCTTGATTGCGGTCATTTCTTCGGACGTTCCAACATGGCCACCCGATTCGACGAAGACAACTGTAATGCAGAATGTATCGGGTGCAACAGAGTGAAGTCAGACCATCTTATATACTACCAGGAGAATCTGATAAAGAAGATTGGTGTTTCCCGATTTTCTACCCTACGAGAGCGTGCTCACTCCATCAAGAAATGGGATGACGATGAGTTGGAGAAAATGATTAAGTATTATACTAATGAAGTAAAGAGACTGAGTTATGAGAAAGGTATCACCGTTAATCTGTAAAAAATATAAGTCCCCAGTGTTTCACAACACCGAGGACTTGAACCAATTAAAATCCTATAAAGATTATACTTTAAAGGGATTTGTTTGCAAAGGTAATGAATTATTTTCAAATTGCCAAATAAATCCCATAAAAAAAGCCCGCTCACCAGCAGGATAAAGAGGAATCCTATAGCATTCTTTTTTAACAGACGCTATGGAAAAAACTTGTTGCAAAGGTACTAAAAAATATCGAGATAGCCAAATATATATTCAAATATATTTTGGTATTTTTGAATATTTAACTTAATTCTTTTGCATATATCAGAATGATTTCGTAATTTTGCATTAAAGAGGAAATAATAGTAACAATTAAAATATTATACAATATGGAAGAGACGGAATTTCTCAGAGATTTTGAAGGAATCAAGGACTACAGAACGTTCTTGGTAGGCTTGGACAAACAGTTCAAGTCGGCAGGTGTGTTGTATCGTGAGTTTAAGATTTTGGAGGGGATGGCTTCTATAGCTTTAAAGATTAGCCCTTCTATCCACAATTTTATCTCTAAGCAGCAAAGTGCTGTTTACAGTAAGTTACAGACAGAAGTTGACTCCCTGGCAAATAGTATAAAGCGAGGTAAGATATGCTTTATTAAGAACGAGGACTTGAACCAATAAGATTATGAAATATAATTGCATCAGAAATAGTGATTCTCCAGAAGTAATGAGAGCAAGGGTGAAGCACGGCATAGCTGCCTACGGCATCTACGTTGCTCTTATGCAACTATTGGAGGAAGACGAGGATCATAAGCTGTCAAAGGATTATTCTATGATAGCTTATGAGATGCGTGTTGATGTTTCCGTGGTGCAATCTGTAGTTGAGGATTTTGATTTATTTGAGGTTGAGGAAGAGTATTTCTATTCTAAGGAACTTTCGGACACTATCGAGCAGGCAAGAAAAGTCAGCGAAGCTAGAGCTAGAGCCGGTCGTGCCGGAGGTGCAGCAAAGGCTAGAAATTTCGTAGCAAATGCTAAGGAATCTTCTAGCAAATGCCAAGCAAATGCTAGCGAATCTCTAGCAAATGCTACAGATATTCTAGCAAATGCTAAGGAATCTTCTAGCAAATGCCAAGCAAATGCTAGCGAATCTCTAGCAAATGCTACAGATATTCTAGCAAATGCTAGCGAATCTCTAGCAAATGCTAAGCAAATGCCAGAGTCCAAAGAAAGTTCCCCAAACCCTTCAAAGAATATATATTCCGTTCCTACGGAACGGGAAGATAATATAAAATTATCTTCTCCTTCTAGCGCGCGCATGAGGAAATCGAAACCGAAAGAGTTTACCATCTGCCACAAGGGACGGCAAATATTCGAGAAGTATTACCAAGAACTCTATGACTCCGCCTATTATTGGCAACCCAAGGATGCAAAGGCTATGAACTCTATCCTAAAGAAGATTTCTTTTGCTAGAAGTCACAAAACAGTGCCGCTTCCGATAGATGAAGAGAGCTTGCTTAAGGCATTGGAAGAGTTTCTGCGTCGTATCGACAAGACTTGGATAATGAACAATTTTTCGGTTAACAAAATTGATTCTCAATACAACGAGATAGTATCAGAAATGAAAAATCATAGACAAAACGTAACAGACAATGGAAACAACACAAAGACAGGATGGAAAGCTCCAGACCACAAAGACACATCAGCGTATCGGTCGGGGTTTGGAGTTGCCGTTGGGAAATAGAGAGGCCAAGAACTTTCTTTACTATGCCTACAAACGAGAGGTAGAGAAAAGAAAAAGAACGTTCGTCTTCACAGACGAGCTAAAGGAAGCAATATCGAAAGTCGGGGATTTTCTTACTACAGAGACCAACTTTTACGGGCTGTTTATGCCCGGCAGCATTGGAAACGGCAAGACTACGATGCTAAAGGCTATTCGAGATTTGCTAGTTTATCTTGTGGACTCAAACAAGATTAGCTATTGCGAGGGTGACAAATATCCGCGTTTCATCAAGGCTAGAGACATGGCTTACATGATTTACGAAGACAGAAACGAGTTCAGAGCAATCAAGAACGCCAAGTTTCTCTTGATTGACGATTTGGGTGCCGAGCCAACGGAGATTGTCGCTTACGGAATGCACTACAAGCCGTTTGACGAGTTGTTGGACTATCGCTATGAGCAGATGCTGCCCACGATTATCAGCTCAAACCTAACGGCCGTTGACATAGGACAGAAGTACGATGATTCAAGAATCGTAGATAGAATGCACGAAATGTTTGACATTTTAAGTTTTGAGGAGGAATCGTTCAGATGAGTTTAGCACAATCACCGTATCAGAATCAGCCATTAGTGAATGACCCTAAGGCTGAGCAGTATGTTATCGGAAGTCTTCTCATTGACCCTACGGCTTATACCGTAGTCAGTCAGTATCTAGATGAAGACTGTTTCTATGACCCTATATGCCGTGACATTTGGAAAGCCGTTGACAATATGGGCAAGCACGGCATGCCGATAGATATCATATCCGTATCATCCGAACTTGGCAAGCAGAAGTCGAACGTGACTTCGTTGGACCTGATGAACATTTCGGCACAGATTGCTTCGTCAGCTCATATAGAGTATCATGCCATCAGATTGCAAGACCTTGGCAGGCGAAGAAAGCTATGGGTAGTAGGCCAGCAGCTTTCCAAGGTGGGACTGTCAGAAGAGGTACTTACCGCAGACGCACACCAAGAGGCTATAGAGAGTATCGGAGGAGTATTCGAGAAGGCGGATGGAGTGTTCACGCTCAATGATGCCATGAACAGCCTAAACGAGATAATGGTTAAGAACGCCACCGTTGGAGGTGTTACGACAGGAACCAAGACCGGTATGGAGCGATTCGATGAAAAAGGAGGTCTGCAGAAGTCTGACTTGATTATCGTAGCCGGCGAAACTTCTCAGGGAAAGACGAGTCTTGCGCTTTGTATGACAAGACACGCCATCGAAAACGGAGCAAAGGTTGCTTTCTATTCTATGGAAATGACGAAGGAGCAGCTTACGGCACGCCTGCTTTCCGCCAAGACGAACATTCCGGCCAACAACATCCTTTATTCGGGCAGTCTGGCGCCAAGTGAGATAAGGATGATTGATGATGCTAGAGGAAAGTTGCCCGGTGAGAATTTATTCTTTGATGACAAGAGCACGTCAAATATAGATTCTATCCTTCTTTCCATCCGAATGCTTAAGATGCAGAAGGACATAGACGGAGCCGTAGTTGATTACTTGCAGATTCTCAACGTAAACTCCAGGAGTACGAGTTTCAGTAGAGAGCAGGCTATGGGTGATGCCGCACGAAGATTCAAGAACCTCGCCAAGGAGCTGAACATATGGATCATCGCTCTAAGTCAGTTGTCTAGAGATAGCAACTGTCCCGAGCCGAACTTGAACAGACTGCGTGATAGCGGACAGATAGGAGAAGCTGCCGATGTTGTCATCCTAGTCTATCGAGCAGAGTATTACAACAGAGCGTACCCTGCCCCATTCGACAATAAGGATGACTACCCTACTGACGGAACGGCTATGATAGACGTTGCCAAGGGACGTAACATCGGAACATTCAAATTCTTTATGGGATTCAACAAGAATACGACAAACTTTTTCAAGACAAACTTAATCAACGAGGAAGTGCAGGTTCCTTTCGAGAAGCCAGAAGAAACAGATGCACCATTCTGATAATCAGACAGTTGCAAAGTATTAAAATTTAGTATTTTTAACTAAAAAAGTCGTCGGTAAATTTGCATATATCAGAAAATTTTCGTACCTTTGCATATAGATAAAAGGTAGTACTTTTGACTATTCAGAGCCTACCTTACAAGTTGAACCAATTAAAATTATAAAGATTATGAATACTTCTAATGAGTTAAGAAAGAACGAAATTGAAAATGAGGTTAAGAACTTGTTTAAGCAGTTTGGCGAACATGCAGAAAACATTATTTCTGCATGCCCAGGATGGAAGTTTGTGAACGTTCAAGATTCTCGCAATCAGGTAAAAGTTAAGTTTGCTTTAGCTTGCGATGAGAACAGAGAGTTGACAGTTGTATATAATGAATGCAAGTGTGGTTTCAAGGGGAACGTTGAGTTCACAACAGAAATAGACGCAGCATCCAGTATTGATATAGACAGCGCAAACTGCAAAGCTATGTATTATATTGCTCTAGGCTCATTCCTGTCTAACAAAGACCTTCAAGACAAGCTGCAGTCTGAAATGAAAAGTTTCTTGCATAATGTAGAAACTAAATATAACGAGTACAATAAATTAGACCAGGAGGATTAGTTATGGAGACACTTTCTGAGTACATGCTTCGAAGATTCTGTTCTGTTTATCCGTCAGTTCCAATTACGCTTTCAAAAGTCAAGGCTTATCTTGACACGGTTGATGATTGGAGAGAGTTAGATGATAGCCATTTGGCACTATTATACAATTTTAATCTTAAAAAATAGAAAGGGAATAATTATGAGAAATTCAAATTTCAATCTTATCAAGTCGTTAGGTTACATCGTGGTTCTTGCCAGCTTGACACCATGCTCTGTTCCTCACGAGTATTGGAAGAATACGAATGATGGTCTTTTGTATGGTCACGTTGGAGATAGCGAGGAAGAGTACAAACTACTGATGACGGAGGGCAAGGTATGACATATTACGAGTTCAAGAAACAACAGCAGGGCGAGTTCGACAAGCTGCCAATGAGGGCTGCATTTGGAGACAAGCAGTTTAAGGAAATGATGACTGAATGGGGTCTTACCACAAGTAAGGAAGACCTGGAAAAGATACGTTCAATCGGTGCCGGTGCTTATTGCCTCAAAAAGGACTACCATCTGTTCATAGAATTTGGTGAACGTTCCGCCAAGGAATCTGAGGAGTTTCTGAGCAGCGATGATAATTTGGTGGATGCCTTGAAATATGAATTTGGCAATCATGAGTGTGGCCTTACACTTGAGTTCGAAAATGGTATCATCGCTTTGGGATATACCGTTAAGGAGTTTCTTTCAGATGACAGAAAGAAGAAGCTTTTTGTAAAGGCACGTAAGGAATACATTAATAGTCTGGAGGGTTAATATGAATACAAAGAATTTCGGAAACGGATATGTAGGTATCAAGATCAACAGTATTTCTGAAATAATGAAATACAATGCTCTTAAAGAGATTTTTTCTATTTGGAGCGATGATGAAGATACATCGTTGGAAGATGACATAGAGGTTATGGATGACGATGGAAACGTCACTGAACGAGAGCCGACAGAAAACGAGAAGATAGAGCGAATCCTGGAAGCTTTCAATAATGGAACCGTTTTGTATGCAGTCTTCCATCTGGATTGTGGACGAGTCTTTTCTGATTTGCCAACGACATTCCAGAGCAAATATGCTGTCGGACAGAAGGTCTTCATAATGATGGATAACAAAATTGTTTCGGGTAGAATCGTCCTTATATCTCTTTCAGACTATGAAGATGACAAAAAGCTGTATGTCGATTATCATTCTAGAGATATCGGAGAGAGAATATACAATATAGTGAGTATAAATTTGTGTCCTACAAGCTATCGAAATTATTATTCTTTCAGTGAGCGCGACCGTATAGAAAGATGTCTCAAGGCAGCATTAAATAATAATTATGTTGTCCTAGAGATAGACAGAAACTATGTAAGTAAAAGGATTGGAGATATATTCTCTTCAAAAGAAGAACTTGTCAAACATTTAATGGAACAATAGTTATGAATATCATAAGAGTGACAGGAAATGCAAAGAACAGAATAGATGCCATCTTTACGGGCAGCAAGTATCTGTTCTTCAGTCCGGACTTCGGGCTGGTTGCTATTGCTACGAGAGTATCAATGGATGAAAACTGCTCTTACTTCAATATTGAGTTGACCGAGCAGATTAGTCCTAAGCTGATTAACAAGGTAATCAACAAGGAAGAGGCTTCCATGAAACGTATCTGTAGATTCAACTGCATCAATTTGGAAGAAATGCCACAGCATACACTTCCATACGTGATAGGCTTAACATTGGAAAGGAGATAGCTATGGGTGTAAAGGAAATGGTTCAGTACAAGAGAACTGCTGATATGGAAGAACTCTATCTGATGCTCAACAATGATTCAGTTGCCTACAATCTTTGGCACGATTCTGCAGAAAAGTATGCCCTAAAGATGGTAAATGGCGAGGCGGTAATGATGGAGAATGTCGCCCATGTTATGATTGCGAGAATCACCCAGTCTTGCGACAGGTTGATCAACTGGCGCAGAAAGCTGATTACCGATGCCCTAAATATTACTAAGGAGCAGAAAGAAATTGTTGCGTGGCAGTGGTTCTATAATAGTATGATGGATTTATATACTTATTATAAAGGTAGGCAAAAGTAAGGTTTAACTCAACGGGTATTAAGGACACCCACCAGTTAGATATCTTATTCTTATCTGGCAGCCGGAAAGACGGCAGCCTACCTTTCTTAAATATGCAATTATGAAGAATATTTATCATATACATCAGTCTTCCAATTCCTATTGGGATAGCCGTTGGACTGAGACAGATTATTATCTTTGCGACAGCGAGGATGAGTATCAGCAGAAATTAGCTGAATATACCGAGAAGCGTAAGCAAATCGAGAAGGAGTTCAAGGAGAACCCAACGGAACTTAGCAAGAGTCGCGCACTATTCTTGCAGCTCAGCAAGGAACAGAAGGTGCATGCCAGCGAATACTACTACGGTCATGAATGGTGCGGCAAGGAGTTCGAGGCTTTCGGTTTCTGCTGGAGTGAGAGGTTGGAGAGAAGCACGCATTACAAGTACTATCTTAAGCCAGGATCGGTGTGCAACGAGACAAGAAGTTCCGCCGTAGGCAGATTTACAGGATATGGAAGTTAAACTTAATAAGATTGGAGGTGATTTATGTAAAAACAAGTAGTATTATCACTAATAGGTCGGGGATTGATTATATAACAACAGTAATAATGTTCTTTATTTTGTTGGCAGCTCGGAAAGACGGCACCCGACCTTTAAAATTTAATAAGTATGGAAATAGAAGAATTAATAAAAATAGCAGAGTCTGATTTCTGGACTGTCACCGAAGAGGAATACACGAATGGGAAAGGATTACTCTTTTCTAAATATTCACCTGCAGGTCAAGACTTCTCAATATCAACCGGACCATTTGAAAGTGCGGAAGAATTGCTTGAACACATAAAAGAGTATCATGACAATTTTGACGTCGATTATGAGACCTATATTTGGTTAGATAGCGACGGACACGGAAAGAATGGTGCCCCATACCACATAAAGGATGTTGTTGAGGATATGGAGTACTGTAAGAAGATGATTTTGGACTTGTATAAATTATTACTTGGCGCTTATGAAAAGAAGTGATTTTGTTATGTCGTGTGCAAACAATCTTGACTGTAATTCAGATTGTGAGCATTGCGAGTTGTATTATCGTTACTTAAACAATATAGAAAAATAGGTATGGGTAATGAAGACAATATTAACGTTGTAAGCAGTTTGGCAGTACAAGCATACTATCCTATCGGGCAGAAGCTTAGTATAAATGGGAGAACCTGTGTGGTAGCGGAACGTGGAGATTGTGTTAATTGTTTAGTTTGCGTACCGAATGTTCCACTTCACGATCAAGAAGTTACTTGTGCAAACCTAGCTTGTACTGCTGATGAACGAGAAGATAAAACTAGTGTTCATTTTAAAGAGATTTAATTATGAAGGTATATCTGATTTATAAAGAAGATGCCTGGCATACAAAGGGAAGCGGCGAATTGCTTAGAGTAGCTGGCAGCCTCCAGAAATGCTACGCAACAGCAGAGGCCAATGGAGCTTCGGAAGAGCAACTTAGAGATTTGCGCAACATTGGACAAAGTCAGTGTAGTGGGAAAAGTTACGAATTTAACATAGAAACATGGGAGGTAACATAATATGAAATATGATGTTTGCATTCAAGAAACTTTGAGCAAGACAATAACCGTAGAGGCAGATACAAACACGGATGCTTGCTCTATGATTAGAGAAAAGGTTAATAATGGTGAGATTGTCCTTTCTGCTGACGATTTCACTGGTTGTAGAATCATAACAGCACAGGAAGCTTATGGAAGTGAAGACAACGAAGACTGAGTACAGAGAACTGCTTAACGTTCTAGAAAAAGCAGCTAATCTGATTGACGAAAAAGCAACTCGAGCCAGAGAACTTGATTTAGCTAGAAGATTAAGCAGGTCAAAGGCTTTGCTGGTAAAAAGAAATGGCAGTCTTCAAGGAGAAAGCGGCGATAGTCATTAACGGCATCGTGTACGTGGCGGAACCAATGGATGACTGCGAGGATTGTGCGTTTTGTACGGGCTTGGCACAATGCAGCGTAGATTTCATTTGCATCTCTATGAGAGAAGCATTCCGTAAGGGATTCAGAAACAAGCCTATCGGTTTCAAAAAATGGAAAGGTTATGAAAGGAACAGAAACATTCAAGAAGGTAATCAAGGCATATCTTGACAAGCGTGCAGCAGAGGACGAGCTTTTTGCGAAGGATTATGCCAAGCCGGGCAAGAACATCGATGATTGCTGCGACTTTATTATCTCAGAGGTCAAGAAATCCGGAAGGAATGGCTTTGACGATGATGAGATTTACGGAATGGCAGTTCATTATTATAATGAAGAAGAAGTCTCATTCACTAAGAATCAGAATTGCACTATTGTTACAAATCTCTCAGACCAGACCAAGGAGAATCTGGAGAAGAAGGCTGAGGAGGAGTTCAAGCAAGCCAAGATCATGGAGCTCAAAAAGAAGGAGTCCGCAGAGAAGGAACGCTTGAAGAAGAAAGCCGAGGCTCAGAGAAAGAAGGATGCAGAGATTGGGCAGTTGAGTTTGTTTGATTTTTAAATATGTGAGTTATGAAGCCAAGAAATAAGACAGAACGTGAAGTTGTAAAACTCTCAGATAGAATACCGGAGTTATCAGACAAGCAACGTGAGTGGGCCATCAAGACTTGCATCTCTGAAGATGATGCCTACAAGTATGGTGACAGATTTTCAAGAGGGTGTTTCTATCTAGTATGCACATTCAAGGGATGGCAGGTCCTCAGATACTTCCAGGTAAGAGTGAAGTACCGCTTTCACAAGATGGTTAAGGAGAAGATTTACTTCAAGGAGTGTATGCAGCAATGGTTGAAAGATGGGGAATATGTTTTTCTTGCCAAGCAGAGAACTAGCGGATATATTGTAGATGCTTTTTCTGCTTTTGGAAAGCTGGAAGTAAGAACGCATACTTTATGGAGCGGTTTGGGCGACCCTCGCGATATCGGGTTCGATGGAGTATATTACGCTTCAGTCCAAGACAAGTATAAGTACGCTCTCAGAGACTTCAAGAAAAAGATTCCGTGTGACGAAATCTTCCGTTCCGTCAATGCTAACCCGTACAATGAAACGCTCATGAGACGTGATGTTGATATGTGGAGAACGTGCAAGTATCACGAAGCTGTCTTCGAGGAAGAAAGAATGTCAGCCGTCAAGATTGCTGTCAGACACGGAAAGGCTTCTTATATTTACGATAGCTTGTGGTGGGATATGCTCGACAGCATCACGTATCTCAAGAAGGATGTACGTAACCCTTCTATAGTTTGTCCGGAGAATCTTCGCGAGGCACACGACAAGTGGCTAAAGTCAGCAGACAACAAGAAAAAGAAAATGGAGGACAGAATGACTAAGCTGCGTTTGATTGCTGAAGAGAAAATGCAACTCAGATACCTGGAGCAAGCAGCTAAAGCCGAAGAGGAGAATAAGAAAAAGGCAGAAGCAATGGCTAATGTTTATGTTGACAGAAGAAAGCAGTTCTTTGACATTGACATAAAGGATGGCGCCATAGACATACAGGTTCTTAAGTCCGTCCAGGAGTTCTTTGAAGAGGGCAAGGAAATGAGGCACTGCGTATTCAGAAACGGCTATTACGATGTGAATAGAAAGCCGAACTGCCTCATACTTTCTGCCAAGGTAAACGGTCAGCGTATGGAGACAATCGAGGTAAACTTAGCCGATGTTACCGTTGTTCAATGCCAGGGCCACGGAAACATCAATTCCGCTTTTCACGATGCCATTCTGAAGCTTATCAAAGACAATCTGTGGCAGATAGAATCTAGGCTTCCGAACAGAGCAAGCAGAACGGCGTAATTTTTAGTATTTTTGGCTAAATTTTCCGTTTGATATATTTGCATATATCGGAATTTTTTCGTATCTTTGCGTATGAAAAGAGCCTATTTTGCGGCATTTTTGACTATTCAAGACGCATATATGCACGATTTTATGTTAAAATATAGTTAATTTCGGATTTTTAGTATTTAATCATTAAATATTTTATTAAATTTGCAGCGATGGAATACGATTACAGTAAGCTCAGAGAGTTCATCAAGCGTTGTAAGTGGCAATGGGCTACTTCGATGATAGACGTTCCTCATGAGTACATTCACAGAGACAAGTGCGCATTGACAAACGACGAGTTCTATTACTTCGTCAGCGCACAGCGAGACAATGGAGTCCATGAAAGATGGGGAAAGTATAATTTCCCGTACCTTTACATTGACGGTTACAAGTATTGGACGATGGGCGATCCATTCGAGACTACTTGGATTCTGAACAGACAGAAGGTTTTCAACGAGTTCGACTTCCTTGAGTGGCCGGTACCGCGAATCTATTCGAACCAGGAAATGGACGTGATGGCAAAGTCAATCATGTTCACGTTCAAGGACAGGAAGTTTTTCGAGGCTGGCATCGGAAACGGAGATTTCGTAGCCTATACCAAGATAAAGCCGGAAATGTATTATGGTGTTGATCCAAGCAAGAAGGCTATCAAGCAGTTCAGGGAGAAGACGACAGGGTTCTTCCGCAGATGTTCCACAATTTCGTTTGAGGAGGCGATAAAGAAATGGATGTCAGCAGACAGCGTTGTGGTAGCCCTTTTCGGTACGGCTTCCTACTTCATGCCTCAGTATCTTCGCAAGCTGGGCGAGAGTGGTCTGGATTATTGCCTTATGTTCTACAAGGATGACTACACCCCTACAGAGTTCGAGGAAATGCATCATTTCACCTACGACAGAATGCAGCTAAAATCGATGTTCCCGAATTGTAACATATACAATCACAAGAATTTCGTAACCATTTCAAGTAAAAAGATCACCTGGCAACAGGCAACAGTAGAAAATGAATTATTCCCAGTATGATAAAATAGCAAGTAAGTACGACACTTTGTTTCGTGATGAAACGAGTCTCGTTGAGAACCGTGAGGTGGGGCAAATGCTCCCACCTCTCAGCGGTTCAATTCTAGACATTGGATGTGGTACTGGCTTGCTTACAGAGATTGCAGAAATCGACCCACAGGAATACTTGGGCGTTGACCCTAGTAAAGGAATGTTGGAACAGTTCACTAACAAATACCCTGCCTATAAGGATAGGGTCGTATGTGAGCCTTTCGATGGGAAGAACTTGGATTGCAAGAATTTCGACAATATCGTAGCATTGTTTGGTTCCCCATCTTATCTTTCCCGGTATGCCATCCTGGCAATATCGCAGTGCAAGGCTCGCAAGTTTTTGATGTTCTACAAGGAGAAGTATCATCCGGTCACTTACGAGAAGTGTGATGTAGAGTTCAGACATTTCTTCTATTCAAAGAAGGTCTTGTGCAGTCTTTTTGGTGAAGAAAACGTATCAGAGTATCACAATTATTTAATAGTAAATTGCGTATGACATCACAGAAAGGTTTGCGTTATGATGGCAGTATTGATAAATACCCCATCACGGAAGGCGAGATTTACAGTTTAGGCAATGGTAGCAAGATTACCATTGCCGATATTACTTTGGGGCTTCCTGAGTTTTCAAAGAATGCCGATTGCGTATTCATCGACCCGGCAGGAAGTAAAGGTGTCCTCAAAGCGTATTATACTAAGGCGGAGAAGCAATGCCCGGTTGATAATTTTGACGAGTTCGTTGCCCACATTAAGAGGTGCATCGAGCAGATTAATCCGGACAGACTATTCGTCGAGTGCTTCTACAGAAATAAGAAGCAGTTGGTTCCTATGGTAGAATCGTTGTTCCCTCATGTAAAAATCTACGAGAACACCTATTATCATAAGCCAGATTGCAAGTGCTGGATTATCCAAGGCACCAAGCAGGCAGAAGACTGGGGACTCCAGGGTATGGATGAATGGGATGCGGTGTTCAAGATTTGTAAGGATGTTCCGTTCAGCTCTATCACAGACTTCTTCATGGGTCAAGGACTTGTTGCCCAAGCAGCCTATGCCGCAGGTAAGGTTTTCTATGGTAGCGATATGAACAGAAATCGTTTGGCAGTAGCCATAAGCAAGGTTGCCAAGCGAGGTGGAGAATGGACAGTAACTAAATAATTACGCATATGATTAAACTCTCTCAGATTATCATCCTCAATGTTCCGAAGCGAGAACGTGAGGGCAAATACCTTAAGAAGTTGATAGAGACCAGCACGAAGCCTTATGGTATTCCTGTCAGTATCTCTATGGACCGTGGTAAGGGTCTTTGGGACAATTATTCCCAAGCGTTGACGCAAGAGGTAGCGGAAGGAACTCATCGCATGGTTATTCACGATGACATTACCTTTGACCGCAACATTCTTGCCAAGATTTTACATATTCTCTCTTTTGCTCCCGAAAACAACGTTATCAGTTTCTACAATCCAACAAATGGTGACTATACTGATTGTTACGCAAAGGGTAAGCACGTTATTTCTACAAAGACCAACTTCTGGCTGCAGGCTAGCGTATATCCAAATGACCTAGCCAAGGACTTTGTTGAAACATCAAACAAGATGACGGATGATCAGACACGTTATGATGATTCGCGCCTTAAGGCATACCTTCAGGCAAAGGGTATCGACCTTTACGCTATCGTTCCCGGTCTGGTTCAGCATTTCGGTGCATACAGAAGCACATTCAACAATCCAGGCGCCGTAGGTGGCATTCCTCGAAACAGCAAGACCTACGACAACCAGTTTGATGTAGAGTCTGTAGATTGGGAGAGTGAGTTCAAGAATCCTTATTTGGCTAAGTCAAGCAAGGATTGGGTTAAGGAAATCGTAAACAAGGAATTTCTCGATGAATACAAAAAACTCTAAGGAAAATCTAGCCTTGAAATTGGCAAAGGACAATATCGAGGTTGAGCAGGTGAAGCCGCTGCATATTGAATACGTCAAGGTTGATGACATTTATCCGAATGACTATAACCCTAATACGCATGATGCAGACAGTTTTGACCTTCTCATCAAATCGTTGCTCTATTTCGGATTTACTCAGCCTATCGTTGTCAACCGCTCGACGATGCAGATTGTGGACGGAGAGAACAGATACCGTGCCGCCTGCGTCATCGGGTATGAGATGGTTCCTGTATGCTTTGTTGATTTTGACGAAGAGAAGTTGAGATATGCAACAATCATGCACAATGCCGCTCGCGGCCACAACAACAATGAAATGATGGGCAGGCTTAAGGATTACCTTGACACCCATTTCAGTAATTCCAGCGACAAGGTATTATTAAACAATAGAAATAAGAAATGATATTTTACAGTGACAAAAACGTTTATGAGGCAGCTCTTGAAAGATTTAGATATATCTTTCGGGAGTTTTATGGTAAGCGTAAGATTGTCGTGACGATGTCGGGAGGAAAGGACTCTACCGTGGTTCTCAACCTTGCGCACGAGGTTATGAAGGAGATGGGAATTGAAAAGATTCCCGTCCTCTTCCTAGACCAAGAGGCAGAGACTCCAATGACTATCGAGTATGTACGATACATCATGCACTTACCGTGGGTTGAGCCGTATTGGATTCAGTCATACTTCCAGGAATGGAATGCCTCAAGGGGAAAATGGTTCAATGTATGGGGACCAGGAGAAGAGTGGATTCGTGAGAAGGAGCCAGATTCTTATGGCGATTTGGAAATCCCTCACAATCAGTATTTCTCCAAGACCCTCGACCAGGTACACAGAATGCTCTTCGGGAAAGACTACCTAACTTTGGGCGGTGTCCGTATTGAGGAGTCGCCGGCACGATTGTCGGGTCTTACTAGAGGCGAGTGCCTTCCAGGTATTACATGGGGAGGTGGTGGCGGATATTATAAAGACGGCACACCGAGAAGTCTGGTACTCTACCCTATTTGGGATTGGAAGGTTTATGATGTATGGTATTACATCTTCAGCAACAAGCTTCCGTACTGTAAGCTCTATAACTATCAGTTTGCTGCACAAAAGCCACTCAGAGCGTGTCGAGTAAGTTCCCTCATCCATGAGCAGGCTATCCACGACTTAGGTTTCATCAAGGAGGTTGATCCATGGTTCTATGACAAGCTGGTGCGAAGAGTAGCAAACGTCAACACGTCTGTACACGTATTTAACGAAGTGGCAACATACTGCTACAACTTGCCACCTTATTTCAAGGATTGGGACGAATATGTTGACTATCTTGCAGATAATCTTTGTGAAGAAAAGAAGAATGCAGAGACTATTAAGAAAGGCTACCGTTCCGCCAAGAAGAGAAATGTAGCTAAAGCCGGTCATTGCCAGGAGTGCATTGATTACGTAATACATCAGATTGGTTATACCAGCGCTGTCTGCGTCATTGCGGAAGATTTCGGAATGAAGCGCATTCAGAGCGTAGAGCGTTCTTTGCGTCAGTATTTGAGCGACAATTATGTTAAAATAGAAAAAGCTAATAAGGAATATGAATCTTCAAGAGAACATCAAGAAGGAGTTTGATGCTGCCAAGGATAAGGTGCAGTTTTTGAACGACCTCAGAAAGTATATCAGTTCCTTATCTCCGGAGAAAGTCAACCCTGTAGATTGCGTGCTTTGGGTTGACAAGGATATGGTTGTAGCCAACAACTACAACCCTAACCATGTGGCAGATAAGGAAATGCGTCTTCTCTATACATCCGTGAGGGAAGACGGTTACACTATGCCTATCGTTACCATTTGGGACGAGAAGCTGCAGAAGTATGTAATCATCGACGGTTTCCACAGAAACCTCGTTATTCGCAAGTTTGCGGACATCAATGAGCGATGTGGCGGAAAGCTGCCGATTGTGGTCCTAGACAAGGACATCGACCAGCGTATGGCTTCAACCGTAAGACACAACCGTGCCCGTGGAAGTCACTCTGTAGATGGAATGGTAAACATCGTTTTCAATATGCTCAGAGATGGTGTGTCTGAGCGTGAGATTTGCGAAAAGGTAGGTCTGGAGCAGAAAGAGCTTGTAAAGCTTAAGTATGTAACCGGTTTCGCCAAGATTTTCAAGAATTATAAGTATAATGCGGCTATCGAAAAGGTTGTCGACGAGAGACGCGTAGCAAGAGAGACAGCCAAGAAGAAGGAGGATAAGAAATGAAAGTAAAGTCAGTGAAGCTCAGTGAAATCTTTCCTTACTATGACAACCCTCGTGACAACACGAATGCGGTTGAGCCTACGAAGGAGAGTATCAAGCGTTTTGGATTCGTTAAGCCTATCCTCGTTGATAAGGCAGGTGTAATCATTGCCGGTCACACAAGATACGTGGCTGCTTACCAGTTGGGTATGGAGTTCGTTCCTGTCGTTTACTCGGATATGGACGACGAAATGGCAAAGAAGTACCGCATCCTCGATAACAAGCTGGCAGAGAAATCTTCCTTTGATGAAGACCAGCTTTTGGAGGAATTGCGCAACATGGAGGTTCCTACCGATATGCAGGCATTCTTCTTTGAGGATATCAACCAGATGCTCAACTTCTCCCTCGACAGCATCAACCAGCAGGCAGAAGAGTATGGTGGCTTCCAAGATGACTATTCTCAGGTGGAAGAGGAGAACTTCGAGGCTCCATCAAATGAAGAGGCTGGCGAAAGCGAGGAAGCTCCTTCAGATGAGGAGGAAGACCCTGCCAAGGATTTGTTCGTTCTCAAAGAGCGCGAGGACGGTTCACATTATATGAAGGTCGTTTGCCCATATTGCGGAAATATGGAAACAATAGAAATTGAGGATTAACAGGTATGGAAGAGATTAAGATTAATGACAAGGTAATTGAGTTACCTATTGACAGTATCGTGCCTCATGACGGTTCGCACAAGACCGACGAGACGGCAGTGCAGGCAATCATGCAGTCCATCAAGGATTTCGGCATCACTCAGCCTATTTCCGTTGACAAGAACAACGTGATTGTAACCGGTAACGGTGTGTATAAGGCTGCTAAGGCATTGGGAATGGATAAGGTTCCCTGCATCCGTGTTGACTATCTGACTGACGAGCAGATTAAGCAGTATAGAATCGCTGATGACAAGACGTCCGAGTTTGCCACTTGGAACGAGAAGAAGCTTCGCAAGGAGCTCTCCTATCTCGGTGATCCTAACAGCATTCAGTTTGCTTTCGATGAGAGCATTGCCGGTATGCTTGGACTCAACGCTAAGCCAAAAGAACAGAAGCCTGCGGCCGCACCTTCAAAGGCTGAGACTAACCATACGGCTAAGAAGGTCGTAACCGAAGCCCAGAAGGATCAGAAGTTCAAGGAGGAAATGAAGGGCGTTGAGGAGAATATCCAGGTCAAGCCTTCAGAGTATTATGAGTATAATTGTTCCGCTTGCGGTAAACTAGTAAAAGTTAAGAAGCCATGACAGATGAATCATCACAGCCGAAAGTAAAGTCTTTCGTACATAGAATCCCCAATCCTGTTGGAAGACCATACAAGATTAAGTCTTCTCAGGAATTATGGGATAAGTTTGTAGCTTACTGTGATGATGTTGAAAACGACCCTTGGCAGCAAAAGACTGGTAGCAATTCCATTGCAGGCGGCAGCGGCAAATCCACAAATTCCATGAGACAAGAGGTAAGGGTTTTCAGAAGAGCCTATACCCTTGTCGGATTTTGTGCTTTCTGTGGCATCGTTCAGAAATGGGCGGATTTCAAGAGAGGTAATCTTAAGAGACCAGGCTTTGAGCAGGTGATAACACAGATTGAGAATGTCGTGATGGCCCAGCAGATTGATGGCGCCATGCTTCATCAGTTTGATTCCAGCATTGTTGCAAGGCTCAACGGATTGGCAGATAAGCATATTCAAGAAGTAACCGGCAAGGATGGTGAGGACTTCAAGTTCCCTAAACTGTCCTTGGATGATATTAAAGAATTACAGAAGATAAATGGACTTTGAGAAACAACGTTTTCTTCATAAGCAGTTAGTGGCATCGTCCCTGCTGCAATTCACTACTAAGATGTTCGCCTATACTGCTCGACGTGAGTATGTAGTAGGCGAACATCACAGGATTATATGTGATGCGCTCATGGATGTGATAAGGGGAAAGACGAATAAGCTGATTATCAACATCAGCCCTCGTTACGGAAAGACCCTCTTGTGTTCACAGATGTTTATCGCATATGGTCTTGCGCTGAACCCTGCTTCAAAGTTTCTGCACATATCTTATTCCGGAAGTCTCGTCCAGGACAATTCAATGGCTGTCAAGGACACGATAACTTCCACATATTTTCAAACACTATTTCCGAATGTCAAAATCAGAAAGAACGATAACACAAGATCAAAATGGAGCACAACGGCAGGTGGTGGTGAGTATGCTACATCTACCTTGGGTCAGATCACAGGTTTTGGTGCAGGTCAGCCAGACTGGACCGAAGAAGACATAAAGAACATGGATAAGTTTATGGCTACGTTCAACCCCGGTCACTTTTCGGGAGCCATAGTTATCGATGACCCTTTACGACCGGACGATGCTTTGTCCGATAACGTCAGAGAGTCTATCAACAGACGTTTCGAGACAACCATCCGTAACCGTGTAAACTCACGTCATACGCCAATTATTATCGTCATGCAGAGGTTGCACGAGCACGACTTGTGCGGTTATCTGCAAGAGATTGAGCCGAATGAGTGGAAGGTTGTTTCCCTTCCGGTAATACAGACAGACGAGGACGGAAAGGAGAGAGCCTTGTGGCCGTGGAAGCATACGCTGGAGGAGCTGTATAAAATCAAGCATGCCAGCGAGTTCGTATTCGAGACACAGTACATGCAGAACCCTACCCCTATGGAAGGTCTTATGTACCATGCCTTCAGAACATACGATGAGCTGCCGGACAGAAGGTATGCAAGAATGATTGGCAACTACACAGACTCGGCAGATACCGGTTTCGACTTCCTTTGCTCTATATGCTTCGATGCGCACGATGACGGTTACTATGTTACCGATGTTCTATACACCAAGCGACCGATGGAATACACGGAACCAGCGCAAGCCAATATGGTTAAGCGCAATCAGACAGACGTGTGTTTCGTCGAGAGTAACAACGGTGGCCGCTCTTATGCCCGCAATGTCGAGCGCATAACAAGGGAACACGGAAACAGAATCACCCAGTTCGTAACGTTCACGCAATCGAAGAACAAACAGATTAGAATCTTCACTCGCTCCAGCGAGGTAAACAATAAACTAGTCTTCCCTTCTAATTGGGAACAGTTGTGGCCAGAGTTCGCCCATGATATGAAATCCTACAGAAAGGAAGGATATAACGCTCACGATGATGCGCCGGACGCTTGTACGGGCGTCGTAGAAAAGTGCGAGGAGTGGCTTAACAATGCTACCGATGCACAGCTCAGACGTGGCGGTTTCTTGTAATTTCTTTTTTTACTATGTTAATTAGGCGTTTGCTCGTGAGAGTAGGCGCCTTAACTATCTGATTACCAGCGTATTATAATTTAGTATTTTTAACTAAAATAACCGTTAGTATATTTGCATATATCAGAAAATTTTCGTACCTTTGCATATAGATAAAAGGTAGTACTTTTGAATAAACAGGAGCTACCTTACAAGTTGAACCAATTAAAATTATAAAGATTATGAAACAGTTACTTGAAAAAGAGAATGTAAAGTATGGAAGAGTTTACATTTCTAAGTTTGCTCTCATCTATTCATTCAAGAAGAATGGCGAGAGATACGCAAAGCCTACAGAGTATATGGCTTTCGGAAACGAGAAGTCACAGGACGATGTTCTTGCTCGCTTGCAGAAGAACAATCCTACACAGAAGTTTGAAATCGCTTAATATAGGAGGAACTGTTATGAGTGGTCTTTTTGAAACAAAGCTTCTCAAATACAAGAAGCACATCATCCAGGTTTTTGAGGATATGTTCGGTCAGAGATATGTCTATATCGACGGCAAGACACAGACTTATTCTATTAACAATGCAAAGAGAATGATTAGCCTATGTTGTCAACAGTAATATTCACGGATGGCGCCCAGAAGAATGTGGAGCCATCCAACGGAACGGATTTCTCATTGGAGGAGTTGAGGGGATTTGTAGGTGGCCACATCGAGTTGGTCCGACTCAGCAAGTCGCAGGTGATGGTAGTTAATGAGGAAGGCAAGGTTTACGACCTTCCTCAGAACGAGAACGCCACGATGCTTGTGAATATTGCAGGTATTAGAGACGTAATAGTAGGTAATGTATTAGTTTGTGACATTAATAAAATAAAGTAATATGGATAAGAATGATTTGATGAAATACCTCGTAGAAGAGGCAGAGTATAGTGAGAGTGAAGTAGCCGAAATGACTAACACAGAGTTGCTGGATCATTGGCTGGAGTACAACGGAATTTGCGGTTACACAGAGGACATCAAAGAAGTTATTGAGGCTGCTTTTGATGTAGATTTGGAGGACTAGCCATGTACAAAGAGAATATAGGAACTGACAGATATGGGCGCACAATGCGCCTATATCACTCCTGCAACACGGTCTATTGCGACCACGTCAAGAATGACAAGGTAGTCAGGACAAATCAGATTAAGGTAGATAACGACATCATCTTAATGTTCAGTGCTTCGCATACGAGTGGCGCCTACATTTACGATGAAATTCACAGAAGATACGGGAAATGGCTATGAAAAAGATTATCACCATTGAAGTAGAAAGCTCTAGTGTAGAGTGCTATAGTAGCTTCTATACGGATCTGGAGTCTTTCGTCACGCACAGAGTGAATGGTACTCCATTGAGAATTAAAATAACCTCAGATATTAAGTAGCGTATGAAACCAATGTTAGCAACAAGATATTATCCGTCACAGACGAAGTTTCCTTGCTTCGCCCAGCCTAAGTACGATGGAGTTCGTTGCATCCTTCATGAAGGAGAAGACGGAGAGATTCACCTCACATCGAGAGGCGGTAAGGAATACGATGTTCCTCAGATTAAGGCTTGGGGAGAGAAACACCGCGGTATGCTTCCTTTGGATGGGGAGATATACAACCACCAGGAATTGACCTTCCAGCAGATATGTTCTGCCGTCAAGTGCCGTTCTGCTATGACCGACAAGCTACGTATGGTTATCTACGATGCACAGATTCCGGGAAGCTTTTCTGCTAGATGGAAAGTCCTGCAGGAGGAGTTTGCTTCCATTGATCCAAACGGACCGGTGTACCTTACGCAGACTTTCGTTGCCCATTCAGAGAAGGACATCAAGCGATGGCACAAGATATTCGTTTCCACCGGTTACGAGGGTGCCATTATCAGAAATGCAGATGGAACCTATACCGAGGGCAGAAGTAATGACCTTATGAAGCTGAAATCGTTCGACACGACGGAGTTTAAGGTGGTCGATGTTTTGGAAGCGGAGGGCAATGATGCAGGTACCGCTATATTCAAACTGAAGTGTGGAGAGTACGAGTTCTGTGCCCGTCCGGTAGGTTCAAAGTCACTCAGAGCTCAATACTTAGCCGACAAGGAAGAATTGATAGGTATGGCGGCGACTGTTCAGCATCAAGGGTATTCTGACGCTGGATTGCCGAGATTTCCGGTATTGTTGAACATTAGGGATTACGAGTAATGGCAGCATTAAATATTAACGAGTATTACGGCTGCTTCTCTTGCGAGGCTGCTGACGAGCACGGAAATGGTTGCAGGTACGGTCTGCTGTTCCCGGTACTGCTTGTGATGGGAAACAAGAGAAGCTGCCCAAACTATAAATTCGAGGAGAAATAACTATGGAAGTAAAGGTTAAGATTAAGAGAAATTACAAGCCAAAGTCAACTCTTGCGGTTCTCATTAACTATAAGAGAGGGCTGCAGAGATTGGTAAAATTCATATACCCGGATGATTGGGATATCGACAAGCTCGATTTGTACGTCAATTCACACAGTGAGTTCAATGTAAGAAATGTGCGTTTTTCAGAGGACATCAGTATGATGCGTATGAAAGATAATCTGGAGGAAATCAAGAAGCTGGGCTATCGCGTTATCAGCTTGACACAGACGTATGGGTACATCTTAAGAAAGGATGGCAAGTTCCTGTCGTATAGCCTTGCTAGATACTCCTATGAGGGAGGCATCAACTTTACCTATAATTACAAGCCGTCGAGAAGCCAGGGAATGGGTTCCGTCCAGGGAGACCATGAGTTCGGATATCACGAGTTCTCCAATGAAATGATTGATAAGATGATGGACCACCCGAAGCTTTACGGTAAGGTCGAGCACTACAAAGATTTCAATGAGTACCGCCAGCTGAATGCAGGGCGCGAAAAGTCACTCAAAAAAAATAATCTGATTTTTTTTGGTTCAACACAATAAAGTACCATATGATGCGTTATTAATCTGACAGACGGATTATTAACTAAAGCTTAGCTACCGGCATGACGGGCGCATCATATGGGAAATAGAAAATTTGTTCCACAGGTAGGAAACCATCTTGTAACTATCTCGAACATTTTAGCTGTTGTTTCATTTATAGCCATAATTGGTTCAATTATAACTTGGATAAACGCCTTGAATACTTCTGGCGGTTATGGATATGAAAGTTCAAGTATTAGTAGCGTACAGGCATTTGGCTACGTTATTGACTCATTGCTTTGCCTGGTAGGTTCTTTTGTACTCAGAGGATTCTCGTTTATCGTGAAAGCAGCTGTACGCTATCTTGATGAGAAAGGTGAGTTTGATGAAAAGTAGAATGTAATTGCTATGTCATCAAAGCTTATAGTAGATCAAAAGAACGTAAAGTATCTTTTTCAAGATAAAAAAGCGACGTTCTTGATTCCTGATTATCAGCGTCCGTATGCTTGGGGAGAAGACGAATGTAAGGTCTTATGGGAAGACTTATTTTCCTTTTCATTCCCGAATAACAACTGCGACAGCTTCGATTCTTCAGAGAGTTACTTTCTCGGTCCTATAGTAACATTCCGTAATGACGAAGGGAAACTTGAAATCATTGACGGTCAGCAGCGTCTTACGACCTTGCTTCTCTTGCTGCGAGCTTTCTACAATCGCCTGGAGCACATGAAAGACAATCGTTCAATCAAGATGCGAGAGGATATAGAAAAGTGCATTTGGAGAGCAAATGAGTTCGGAGAGTATGATCCAAACGACTTGAAGATAAATTCGGAGGTTGCAACTGATAACGACAAGGAAGAGTTTATGGATATACTCCGGAAAGGAACATCAGAAGGGAAAAGTCGGTATGCGACCAACTTCAGATACTTTCAAGACAAGATAGGAAAATTCATTGAAGAATACCCTTCTTTCTTTGCATTATATCCAGCTCGTATTCTTAATAACTGCGTGCTACTTCCGATAGAGGCTGAGTCGCAAGATACTGCTCTTAGGATATTCTCAACGCTTAATGATAGAGGTAAGCCATTGTCTGACTCAGACATCTTCAAGGCACAGCTCTATAAGTTCTACTCATCCATCGGAAAGAAGGAAGAGTTTATCACTACATGGAAAGAGCTTGACGAACTCGTTACAAAAATATTCCACCCATATCGTGGAACACCTTTGGATGAGTTGTTTACACGCTATATGTACTACGAGAGGGCTTTGCTGACGAATCGTAGTTCTATGACAGAAGGACTTCGAAAGTTCTATGAGAAAGATGGATATGTCCTACTTCGACGAGAGCAGACTTTAGAGAATCTTGTCTTGCTAGCTGACTTCTGGAAAGATGTATATTCTCAGAATGAAGACCGTTTTTCCGTGGATGTACTAAAGCGCTTGTTTATATTGAATTATGCGCCTAACAGTTTATGGACTTATATCGTATCGGTATATTTCATGCACTATAAGAATGCTGAGAATATGCTAGACAACGAGAAGTTCTATCTGTTCTTGAATCGTTTAATAGGCTTTATCTGGGCATACGCTATCAGTAACCCAGGAATAACAGCCTTGCGAGCACCAGTATTCAATGAGATGGTGAATATCATAGAGAACAAAGAGATTGCTTTCGAGAACTATCTATTCCAAGAGGAATTGTTCCGTTCGCAATTTAACAACTTCAGTTTTTCAAACACTCGTGCGATTACGAAGTCGATGATTGTGTGGTGGGCATTCACTTTCGATAGCCAGGAATTGCTTCCTCTTGACGCAACATATGATATTGAACACATCTTCCCAAGGAACAGACAAGTCAAGGAAGGTGGATTGTCGAGTGACGAGGTTCTTGAAATGTTGGGAAACAAATCGGTATTGGAGCGAAGAGTTAATATTCGGGCATCCGATTACAGATTTGCTGACAAGATTAAGTATTATAATGGTGAGTTCAAATCCACAGGCGAGAGGATTGGAACTAAGATACACGAATTACGAATGCTGTCACAGACGTTGACAGATTTTACAGAAACGGATATTAGAGAGCGCACGTCAAGAATGCTTGATGAGTTTATCGCTTACCTCAAATCTAACTCTCTGATTTCCAATAAATTAAATTCGTAATTTAGGTTAAAAGATTTGGTAATCTGACAAAATTTTCGTACCTTTGCATATAGGATAAAGGTAGTAATTTTGTCTAAGAGCCTACTAAATAGGGCAACTGTAAGTTACTACCTGCCGAGGCTGGGACGCTAGCTGAGGGTCTTGTTCAGGGTGTGACGAGCGGCTGCCCTTCTTTATAAAATGAGCTCGACGGTTGCATATAAAACAAGAATATGGCAACAAATGCAGACATGAGCTTGAAAGAGTTCGCAAAGGAAATGATGGTCGAAGTTAAAAAGGACCAGGAGTGGTTAACAAGACAGAAGGAAATCATGGGTGATCTCCAGGAGAGAATCGATGAATGCTTCAAGAGAGTGCAGAAGTGCGACATGACAAAGGGTGTCTATTCCACTACGCAGATGGCAAAGGAGTTGGGCATGAGCAGCGCACAGAAGTTGTACGAAGAGCTGAAGGAGGTTGGCCTTGCGTTCAACCGGGGCTATGAGTGGATGCTGACAAGTCCCTACTCCACCTATCAGCTAACTGAGGTGACTACACACGTCATCAAGGGCAAGTACACAAGAAGACCTCTTTGGACGGAGCGAGGCAGACGCTGGCTTCTCGCATTGAAGGAGAAGAACATCATCTGCAACCTGCCGAAGCCGAGAGTGCCGAAGGCTGTTGAGAAGTGTATTGCTTCTCAGTCCGGTGAGAAGAAGAAAGAGGTCAAGGTCGAGCCGCCAACACCGCTGATGAAGAAAGCCGAGACGCTTAAGGATGAAATTAACTGCCTTTTGAGTCTCATCACAGAGGTCGGAAAGGGAGAGACGATGCTCCTTATGGGAGACATTATGACAATCTCCACCACCATCAGTGAGCACGTGAGCACATTGGCTTTCGAGGCTTACAAGACATTAAATGCACCAGCGAGGGCTTGAACCAATTAAAATTCTAAAAAAGATTTGGATTTTCCAAAATAAAATATTACCTTTGCAGCGGTAAAGGAGAAAGATATAAAGGATTGGGTGAGCCGTTCACACGTCGGCCTTCGGGCGCAGACTTCGGAAGGACCCCAATCCTCTTTTTTATTTCAATAACCTCATCGTGTATAAGATTTCGCCATCGGTGAGTTTTGTCTTAAACTCGATTTTCTTTCCATTATATTCAGCTTGATAGACATTGAAGAAGCAATCGTGGTGTTTGCCTTGCTCTTTTCTAACGAACTTTCCGCTAGGAAGCCAATCCTTTATGTTCAAGGCAACTTGTATCGTATCGGGCAGATGAGAGTTATTGATATTCTTAGAATATGTCTCCGTAAGGAACTTCTTATTCATGATTATTTCTTTCTCACCCAAGAACAAATAAAGCCTCCTTGCCGTCTCTTTCTTGTTTATCTGAACTTCTTTCAGATTCTCTGTTGCCCATTCGTTGATTGACTTTGTGAGTTGAGCTTTTGTCTCATTCGATACTGATGGAATGCGAACAGTCTTCTTTTTCTGTGTTTTCTCAACCTTGGCATATTGAGTGATATAGGATGATTGCTTTACCTTGTCTTTATTATCATCCACCCAATTTGTGAAGTTCTTAGGCATAGTATTGTTTGGCTGTTTACCACTCCAAAACTCTTTCTCGCTCATTATTACCGGGATGGCATAGCACATACAATTTACGTGCCAACCAACCCAAGGAAAATAACTCGGATAGACACCTGCAAGCAAATCACACATATCGTGCTTATGGCTAGGATTGTTGGTTGTCTTTATCTCTTTGCCTTTAATGTAGTCCATTCTAGCCCATCTTTCCTGCTCGGCAGAACGGTAGGCCATGTTTATCTCGTTACGTGCCAGGCGCACGCTTCTGTACTCGCAGTTCTGAATGGTTATGGCTTTTCCGTATTTCTTCTTATAGTCTTTGGCAAGTGACGGATAATCATTAAGGTACTTACTGACCTTCTTACTGAGTTTAACAGCACTCATACCCTTCTCGATGCCGACGGACAGAGCTTTCTCCAGAGCCTCCTTTACATCAGTTCTCTGGTTCCATATTCTTTCTGAAAGACCGAGACCTTTTATCTTTCTCTCCATGAAAGCCTTCTTTGCCGCGTTGTTGTGCTCAAAGTAAGCTTTCTGCTTTGCGTCCGCTATCTTCCTAGTAAAGGTGCCGATTACCCTTTTGGCAAGTAGGTCCTGCAGCGTGTTACTGTTCTTCCATTCGTCCGATATGCCATTATAGACCAATGCCTGCATATTGTTTGAATAGTAATCCATCAAGGCATTCACCTTCTTTTCTGTTCTAGGGTAATCATCAAAAGAGAACTCGCCATCCCCATCGAAGTCGGTGGAGGTGGCGATTTTAGCGGACTCCTTGGCAAGAGTCTCATAGATGGAAATGATTTTCCGGGTATAAGCGTTCAGTCTCTTGCCAAGGTCTTTATATGCCTTTTTCTGATTAGGCAGTTTTGGCTTTTTCATACAATTTCATTTTAAAGTGTTTGCAGCAATCCCAGTTGAGAAGAACGCTCCATTCTTGATATGGGCATTTTGCTAGGATTGGCTGACCTTTAAGGCTCATACTATGGAAGTCAGTAGCATGAGCACATTCACGGCAGAAGTGCCGTTTCTCTTCTTCCTTCTTCTTTCTCATAGCTATTCCTCCGAGAATAAGTTAGGAATAGAAGCTGCTGTTCTTGTGGCCTCTACTTCCTCTTCTCCTTGAATCTCGTTGAAAGTCTTGTCAGGATCATCGGAAAGACCGGCACGCTGGATAGATTCCTTCTGGCTGACGAGAGGTTTATTGCCGTTAGCCTTAAGCCACTTGTCAATCTGAGTATTCTCATCCTCCTGGATGAATGGAGTGATAATGTGCTCTACAGTAATCTCATCCATTCTAGCTGCCCATTTCGTATTCATCTTGGAAAGGAACGCCTTTATGACGTTGGTCTCTCTCTCGAAGCCTTCAATCCAGGCACCAGTCTCCTCTCCTATCTTAAGATGGGCATCCATGAGGAGTGTCTTTCTCGAATCGTAGCCGATATTGCCAAGGCTCTTCATGTTCTCGAAACTGATGTCCGGCATCTGAGACTGCATGAAGAAAAGTTTGACGAGAGTGTCAACGTGATACTTAAGAGCCTCGATAGCCTGCTGCCAAGACACGTAGCTAACATCGCCGTCTTCGCTGACTCTATACACCCTCTTGCTCTCTCCCTTTCGCTCCATTCCAACGATGGCACCTGCTATCTTCAAGACAGGAGCGGAATTGTATGCCACAACATCGCTGTTTCGGGAAATGGTGTACTCGATATTCTCACGGATAGGTTTCAATCCTTCCCAGCATGGCTTGTGCCGGTACCAGAACACGGCTGGAATCTTGTCGATAGAAATCTCATTATCATCCACCAAATTCCATCCGGACTCTTCGTCGTCTGAAGACAGGTCCCACTTGTAATGATGGTCTGCGGTATAGGTCTCGAAGAAGGTGTGCTCTGTGTCAGTAACCTTACGCTTATACTCGAATGACAGAGCAAGCAAGTCGTCATACTCATCAAAGTAAGGATAGATGTCAACTCCATCCATTGGAGAGAATGTCTTGCATTTCAGCTTATACTGGCTGTCGAAGCCGTAGAGCTTGTTAGACTTCTTCTGTGTGTACCAAAGCGTGAACATCTGACAAGAGGCGTAATAGCACTTTGCTCTGTGCATGTTCACGGCATCAATGTGTGCGCAGGTGTAGATTTTCTCGATGGCACGCACAATCGTCTTCAGTTCCTCGTCAGCCTGATCATACGTATATACACGCTTGACCGGTATAGCCATTGTGAACTCAGAGATTCTTCGTGTAAGAAGCTTCTCCAATCCGATAGGCAATCTAGCTGCCTTTTCTACCACTCCGTCATCAAGCGTTCTGTCCTGTCTGCCAACGTGATCTTCTACGATTTCATGGAGCATAGGCTCATACTCAGATAACAGGGTACTCCAAAGTGGAATATCCAGCACGCATTGTTTCAGCTCTCCTATGATGCTGCCAACGTCATTTCTTTTAAAAAGTTCATTAAAGTCTATCATAATCTTCTAAATTTTGATTTGGCAAATTTACGGATATATTCGCATATATCTAACATATTTAGTATTTTTAACTAAAAAAGTCGTTGGTAAATTTGCATATATCAGAAAATTTTCGTACCTTTGCATATAGATAAGAGATAGTACTTTTGGTTTACCAGGTCGCTATCTTACAAGTTGAACCAATTAAAATTATAAAGATTATGAACAATTCAGTTGAAACAAAGAAGGCAGAGGTTAGAAAGAACATTGAGAACATGTTTGAGTCAGCCACAAAGAAGATAAAGGACATTATTTCTGTTTGCCCTGATTGGGAGGTAGAGGGTATAGACTTAGGCTATAAGTCACTTATCGTCCACTTAAACTTGAAAGGAGTCGAAAGAGACAGAGACTTGGTGATTCGCTATCAAGCTAAAGTTGGTAATTTCCAGGAAGAGTCTTTCAACACCAATGTGGCATGCTGCGGTAGCTTTGACCTTCTTGATGCAAATGACAATCTTAAGTACTACACAGCGGTTGGCGACATCCTCAACCATAAAGATATGCTTTCCCTCTTGAAAGAGGTTATGGTTTACTTCACAAATAAAATTATTGAGTTGCGTAATGAGTATGATAAATTAGACAAGGAGGATTAGTTATGACAAAGCAAGAAGAAATCGATATTCTACAGTCCTTGAAGGGGGATACCTATTTCGCTCAGTTCTTCGGTAGTAAGGACATTGATCAGATGTGTCAGAACATCAATAACGACTTTGCCATTGAGGGCGGTTGCGGATTCTATCAGAAAGCAGAAGCTTTAGAGCGAATCAACGCAGACCTTAAAAAGGAGATTCAACAGAAAATCTATGATTTGGGAATGGAACTTATCAAGGACTTAGATAAGGGATTTGATGAGGATGCCATCTATCAGTTGGTTAAAGGTGAGGTCGGAGTAGATGCCATCATCAAGTTTAAGCGTAAGAACGATTTGGAGCTTACGGATAAGGAGATAGATTATTTGGTATCTAAACTTCCATGATTATGAAGCATATATGTAGTAATTGCATAGCTTCCGAGATATGCTATAGTGAAGGCAAGAAGCCTAATGATACTTGCCTTCACTGGGAATGGAGATATTCCGGTTTGTGGTTTAACAAATAAAAGTAAGACAATGGGAAAAGAGAAAGTTACAGCGAACGACTTGAAGGTTGTCCTCTCTAAGAAAGGAATAACATCAGATGTGAAGCAGGAAAGATTTATTCAACGCCTGCAGGTTAACGGATGCTTGATAGCAATGGTGTCTGATGTATTGGACCAACTCATAAGGGATGAGCAGTCTATGCTCAAATTACTTGATGTTCAATACAAGAGCGAGCAGAAGATGCACTACAATCAAATGCAGGATGCAGCCAAGAAGTACTATTTCCACTTGAAGCCCTTCACTAAGAGTTTCTTCGGTGACGAGAACATTTGCGATAACCTGGAGGATAACGCAAATGACATCTATGAAATCATCAAGCTTCTTGCGGACCACACCAACGACCATAAGGATATGGAAGTCATTAAGAGAAACCTCAGAAAGAGAAAGTTGAACCATCATATTTTCGATTAAGATTATGTCAGTATATAAAGCAAACGTAGATTTATCAGACTTATTTCACGATATGTCTTACAATTATCAGAAAAGCTTCCTTGTTGAAGAGTTCTGTTCTTTACCTATAGAAGAACAGGTAAAAGTTGTTGGCGAAATGCTGAAGAACCTTAATGGCGATCAGACAGCCAAAGTTATAGAAGACGCTTTCGATAACTTGCATGAGCAAGCCCAGGAGCACGTAATCAACTATGTGAAAGGGTAAGGTTATGATGTTTGGTAAAATGATAACTCGCAGATGTCTGCTTACGCTGAGTGGGGGGGCAAGGATTCAAGCCGTCCTAACTATGCCGAAGCCGACAAAGCCCATCTTTCCAAAGGAAATGGAGCGTCAGTTTGTAAAGCAATTCAATGAATCGCAGCCTAATGCGGTCAATAAAGTAATTAAATGTCACATTTTAAGAAATTAAAGTTATGGAAATAAAAGAAGTAAGAAACAACATTGTAATTGACATCGAAACTCTTGGTAGAAGAAACGATGCTGCCATCACTCAGATAGGAATTGCTGCAGCAGACTCCAAGTTTGAACTACTAAGTAAAGCCTTAATTCAAATAGATCCGAGAGTATGGAATAGTTGTGAAAGAACATTCTCAGGAGAAACTATTCTGTGGTGGTTAAATCAGGAGAATGGTCCGGTTGTCAATAATCAAACATTATACAGTTATCAGCAAGCAATGGATGTGTTAGATAAAATCCTCGCCTCTTGTGGCAAAGATATTATCATTTGGACAAAAGGTACTATGGATTTGTTCTGTATTAAAGACTTGTATGAGCACTTTGATAGAGAACTCCCTTGGCAGTTTTGGCAACCTAGAGACATCAGAACCGCAAAGGAGTTCATAAAGGAGTGGAAGACTTTTGAGAATAATAATCACAACGCTCTCGATGATGCTTTGAATCAGTTGAGAGAGTTGAAAGCTAACTTAATTGAAAGATAGATATGGAAGAAAAGATTAATGTAGCGGAAATCCTAAAGGATAAGCCGCAAGGAACTAAGTTATATTCTTCCGCTTGTGGTAAATGCAAGTTAGAAGAAGTAGATGATAAAAGTTTCAAAATATCCTTCTATAATTCAAAGTCTGGTTTTATGGTTGGTGGAGAAGGATATCTTGATAAAAATGGCAAATTGTATGATGATGGAGAATGTGTCGTTTTTCCATCAAAGGAAATGCGTGACTGGTCTAAGTTCGCCTGGAAGAAGGGCGATGTATTGGTAAATAGCAGAGGTTTAAAGATACTCTTCGATAGATGGGCAAATGGCAACTATACTAGTTTCTATGCAAAGACAATTAATTTGGTAGAAGATGGTTTTCTTGATACCAATTTACATACTTTAGCATCAGAAAAGGAGGCGAAATCTTTTATCAAATGTATTGAGGAGAGATTTGGTGGTAAGCTAAACCTGCAAACACTTGAAATCCAGAAGCAGCCTGAGTTCAAGGATGGGGATATAGTGGCAGTAGATTTAGATAGAAAAAATATTAGAATCTTCAAAGAAAAGAAGAATGGAAATAATATTTGTTGGGGCAAGTATTATATTGGTTTTAGTTTTAATAATGAGGGAAAACGGATACAAACATTTAAAAACTACACAGCTGATTGTAGTTCAGACCGTCTTGCCACTGACTCAGAGAAGCAACAACTCTTCTCAGCTCTCGAAAAAGAAGGCAAGGCTTGGGATGCTGAGAAGAAACAGATTGTTGATTTGAAAACGAAGGTTGAGCTGAGACCATTTGATAGGGTGTTGGTTAGAGATAGTAAATCAGATAATTGGCGTGCAAATTTGTTTGGTTATATAGGCAAAGATGGATATTGTCATTGCGTTTATGCTAATTGGGCATATTGCATTCCTTACGAAGGCAATGAATTATTGTTAGGTACAAGTAAAGACGTGGAGGGCTAATTATGGGCAATGAAGATTTAATGAATAGCATACCTTGGTATTGCTCACCACACTTTGAGTGTGAAGATATACAAGATGGTAAGGCACAAAGAAGAATACGTAGAAAGAATCAACTTAAAAAAAGAAAGGGTAGATTATGATAGAAGATAAAAAAATCGAAGAAGCAGCAAGATATTATTGCAACAATAGATATCCTGCTTCACAGGATGCTCCGTTTATAGCAGAGGGGTTTAGACATGGTGCTAAGTGGGCTATTAATGAGTTATTTAAAAACTTGTGGCATGCTATTGATGAAAATCCAAAAAAGTACCATAAATGTTTGGTAGAAGTTGTGTATCATAGACCACTCAACATGACGGATGAGATAGACTATGTTACTTCGCACCTAACCAACTTTGGTTGGGATGAAAATAGTTTTAAGCGCAGCGACTATACTATCAAGAGGTGGATATATATTGACGATTTACTGAAAGGATGCAACCATGATTAAGTCAGTTACTATGTACTCTGTCGTTTGTGACAGATGTGGAAAGACCTTCATTGAAGAGTTTAATGGCATTGTGGCTTGGTTGGACGAAGGAACAGCCAAAGAGCAAGCAATGGAAAGCGAATGGGCAGAGATTGGTGACAAGCACTACTGCCCAGACTGCTATGAGTTTGACGATGAGTTAGATGAGTATGTTCCTAAAAAGAAAGGAGATTAATATGGAAGAAGTAAAGTACATTCCAGGAGATTTGGTGATGACAAACGGAGTACCACTAGGTACAGCTAAAGATGTCGTTTACCGAGTAACATCATCAGACCCATCAAAGACTTTGGAGTTGGACGATGGAACGGTTCTGAAAGGTGTTGTCCGCTTAGAGAATATCGAAGGTGCGGAATTTGGAGATAAAGGTTATCTCTTCGGAGATTGCTGCGCTTGGGTTAAGGATATTGCGCCAATTCCTATTACCCCAGAGATTCTAGAGAAGAATGGGTGGATGCTTTATCGCATGTATCATTGGTTTATCGAAAAAGAATGTTTGAAGTTGAGTTTGTTGGAATTAGATAATCACTCATGGTATGTTTATATTGGAGACAATCTTATACGTAGAAATATGCATTCAGTATCAGATTTACAACACATTCTCTTCGGTCTTGGAATTAATCACGAAATGGAGGTGTAGGTATTGTGATCGCATTAATAATGGTAATGTTTTTGGGTTTATTTATGGCTATTTTCGGATTGTACTTGATTAAAGATAAATGGCTCGCTACTATAGGTGTCATTCTTTTTATACTAGGTGTAGTCATTTTTATATTATCATTTGTTAATTTGATATACTTGATTGTTTAACGCCTTCGGGCATAAAAGATATTAGTATGAAAATAAGTGAATTTATTCAACAGCTTCAAGATGTTTACGATGAAGAGGGTGATATGGAAATTGCCATCAAGATAGATGATAACGACTTAGGTTCTGAACCTATTGTAGTGAAATCTACTGTTTATGAACAATTTTATATAACCAACTCATAACCGCCTTCGGGCATAAAATATAAAGATATGACAGAAGAAAGATTATCTAGAGCTAACGGATTAAGCAACTTTGTTAATGCTTACAAAGAAGTTATCGGTAGATATTGTAATGGCATGAGTGCTAATGAAAACAGACTGGGGTGTGCTCTAATAGATATAAACAAGTATGCGCCAAAAGAATCTGCCGACATAAAGAATGCTATAAAAAAGGCTTTAAATAGCATTCAGAAAGAGTTTGACGAGCTTTAGTAACTAACCATCCCTTATGGGATATAAATAGATAGGAAATGAGTGAAAATGTAATCACATCGTACAAGGGATTCGACAAGAATATGAAATGCCGTGGATTTAAGTACGAAGTTGGAAAGGAGTATGAAATGGACGGAGAAATCAGGTGTTGTAACCGAGGCTTCCATGCTTGCAAGTCTCCGATTGAAGTGTGGGACTACTACGATATGCTTAACTCTCGCTTTGCAGAAGTAGAGCAGTCTGGCAAGATAGACGAAGAAGAAATGTCAACAAAGATATGCTCTTCTCGTATCAAGATTAAGGCTGAGTTAAAGTTGGCTGACATCATTAATATCGGTGTCGAGTGGCTGAAAGATATAACATCACCATCTAAAGTTAAGGCAGATGGTGTGTTAAACGACAATGGATACAGAAGAAAACAGATTGGTTCATCGGGCTACTATGCTCAGATTGGTTCATCGGGCAACTATGCTAAGATTGGTTCATCGGGCGACTATGCTCAGATTGGTTCATCGGGCAACTATGCTAAGATTGGTTCATCGGGCTACTATGCTCAGATTGGTTCATCGGGCGACTATGCTAAGATTGGTTCATCGGGCTACTATGCTCAGATTGGTTCATCGGGCGACTATGCTAAGATTGGTTCATCGGGCGACTATGCTAAGATTGGTTCATCGGGCAACTATGCTCAGATTGGTTCATCGGGCTACTATGCTCAGATTGGTTCATCGGGCTACTATGCTCAGATTGGTTCATCGGGCTACTATGCTCAGATTGGTTCATCGGGCAACTATGCTAAGATTGGTTCATCGGGCGACTATGCTCAGATTGGTTCATCGGGCGACTATGCTCAGATTGACAGTACAGGAGAAGATTCCGTTATTATGTGTGCTGGAAACGAATCTAAAGCCAAAGCAAAGGTTGGCTCTTGGATAACGCTGGCAGAATGGAAGTGGAGCGATGAAAAGAATCGTAATGTTCCAGTATGTGTTAAGACAGAGTACGTTGATGGAGAGAATATCAAGGCTGATACTTGGTATCAACTTAAAAACGGAAAGTTTGTTGAAGTTAATGAGTAGCTAACCACCCTCTCCTTGGCAACAGGGAGAGGGTAAAAAGAAGAGAATATGGAAGATTTTTTTGGAAAAGAAATTGTAATTGGTGATAAGGTTTTATTTTCCAATTGCAATAATGAACGTATCCTAATAGGGGATGTTACTGAAATCGGTATCACAAGGGCTAGAATAGAAGCTTTTGATGATGAAGGTGAAATTCATCATCATACGAGATTCGGAAGGAATATGGTAATCATCAAGGAGGATAAGCAATGAGCAAAGAAAAAGCAATAGTTCACATTAATAATGTTTCCAAGCTGATTGGCTCAAAAAGAATAAAATTGAGTGAAGGTATGGCAATTCATATTCAAAACGAGTTAGTCTTGGCACTTAAAGAGTTGGAGGATTGAGTATGACAAGAGAAGAAGTTAAAAAGTTATTGCCTATCATTAAGGCATTCAGTGAAGGCGAAACAATTCAACATCTAGACATAATAAATGACAAGTGGGAAGATGTTGATGAGTTCGTTTATCACGGAAGTGTAAAAAGCTATCGCATCAAATCAGATAGTCAGCCCAAAGCAAAGTACCGTCCATTTGTAAACACAGAAGAATGTTGGCAGGAGATGTTAAAGCATCAGCCTTTTGTTTGGGTATGGTTTCTTCTTATGCCATTTCCCATCTGAAAATATGGAAGTCATTGGCAATAAATTCGATTAAAAGAAATAGCTTATGAAAATAGAAAACATAAAGTTCAAGGCAAAGAAGACATTGGATGGGAAATGGATAAAAGGTGACTTGGTTCATCACAAAGATTCAGATAACGTCTGGATGACAGACTTTGAGAAACGGCTGACATCACCAATTGACCCCTCTACCATCTGTCAGTTTACAGGTCTGAAAGACTGCAAGGGTAATGAAATTTGGGAACACGACCTTCTGCAAAGCCGAGAAACGAGAGCAATCTATGAGGTTGTTTGGGATGAGAATGGCGGTTTCATTATTAAAAATTCTGTAGGTGGTGGGCATTTGTTGAATTTCTTAGGCTCTATATTGTCAATATTCAATTTCAAAGTTGTTGGCAATAAATTCGATAAGGAGAAGTAAGATAAAGCTATGGTAGATGTAAGTAATCAGCACTGGAACGAAGATGGAAGCATTACTATTATATTGAATAGTATAGAAGAAGTCGAAGAGTTCGTTGAGTGTGTTAATATATGGAATAAAATGTGTGAAGATGAAGAATAAGATTTTAAATTTAATCAAGTCAGCCGTTTGGTTCGTCTTGTGCTTGCTTGTAGGAGCATTGATATTTGAGGGCATCCGCTCTTTGGCTAATAGCGATGAACCTGCAAGGGATTTTGGTACATCTGTATTCACCAAGAAAGGGCACGACTATCTGCTAGTAGATACGAAACACGGAGTTTGTGTTATTCACGCCGAGAGCTGTCCTTGTCATAAAAAGAAGTAGCTTATGGAAAAGAAAGTATTGACCCTCACCGTCAGCAAGCAATGGTTCGATATGATAGTGTCGGGCGAAAAGAACGAAGAGTATCGGGTAATTAAAGATTTTTGGATGAGTCGTCTTCTCCTTATCAAGGATGAGGAGAGCAAAGAGTTCAAAAAGCTACACGTAGAAAAGAGCGTGGAAATGCTTATAGATACCGACACTATCAAGGAGAAGATAAACGTTGGTGCTATGAAGTTCGTACCCTTCACTCACGTCCTCTTCATTAACGGATATGGAAACGACAAGCCGAGAGTTGAGAAGGAGATTGAGAGCATCAGCATTGGTAAGCCACGCAAGGGTTGGTGTCCCGATGAGTTCTTGGATAAGGATTATTTCGTGATTAAATTCAAGTAGTATGGATAAAGAATTGAAAGAGAAAACAAAATTATATCGAGCAATGCGCAATGCAAAAGAGTTTTGTCGTGATACGACATTGAAATTTGAAGACGTATCGAAATGGTTAAAAGAATTAGTTAAATACAGATGAGTTATGGAAGTATATTTTAAGAATGGATTATCAGAACGAAGCAGAATGCAAGGATTCTGCTTCTACGTCACTCCTGTTGTCTGCATACAAAGATGTGATTTGATTATTGGCAACTCTAAATTCGAGGAGCGTAAATCTGGAGCATATTCTCTTCATTTTGCGTTCTCATGGTTGTTTTGGAGTTTGTGTTTCACTTGGAGTTTAGGTCGATATGGCAAAGACAGAAGAGGAAATCCGTGATTACCACAGAAGGTATTATCAGGAACACAAGGAACATCTATTGGCAAGAATGGAAATTTATCGTAAAGAGAACGCTGAAAGAATTGCCGCGAACAGAAGATATAACAGAAAGAGAAAGAAAGCCTTGGGCGGCTTAATGAACCCAAATATTAAATAATGAGTAGAGGAAAACATTTTAGCGCAGAAGAGATTGAGTTCATCAAGGTTAACGCTTTGGTGATGACGACAACGGAGATTGCAAAGCAGCTCAATCGTAATTATTGGGCCATCCATCGAAAGATGAAGAAAATGGGTATCAGCAAGAGCCACGTGTTTACTGCTGACGAGGATTTCATCATTCGCAGAATGTATGGCAAGTACCCGGTAAAAGCCATTGCTACCAAGATTGGAGTGGATGAGAACGCTATTTACAACCGTTGCAAGAAGCTTAAGCTAACGAAAGGAGGTGCGCAATGATTGTCATAGTTACCGCTATGGATAAGGAATACGACCTTATCAGCGAATGGATTGCAAAGAATTGGCTTGACTACAAAAATGTTCAAAACATAGCTTTAATCAAGTCTGGTATTGGCAAGGTTAATGCGGCATCTTGCTTGACAGAATTTCTTTCGTCGAATACGTCCAGCAAAGTTACAAGAGTTATCTCGGTAGGATGCGCCGGTGCGGCAGTCGCGGGATTGAAACCTGGTAATATCGTGATTGGCAATTCGTACTGCTACCACGATGTATATTGCGGCGAGCCAAATGCCAATGGACAAGTTCAAGGTATGCCGGCAGTCTTTCCTTCTGATTTCTCGTGGATTGATATGGATGAAAGATTCCGATTAGGAACCATAGCTACGGGAGATAAGTTTATCACTACGAGAGAGCAGGTATTGGCGATTAAGGATTTCCTTCCTAATTCGTATAACGTATGCGCCATCGATATGGAGTCTGCTGCCCTTGCGCAGGTATGCTACAAGAAGGGTATTGGTTTTACGTCCATTCGAGTTATTAGCGATAATCCCCTGGAGCCGAACCAGACCGAACAGTATGCAGGTTTTTGGGATAGCCTTGCTGAGAAGGCATTTGATGTTGTTTGTAAATTATTAGAGAATGATACCAAGTTTTAAAGTTGATCATACGAAACTGAAGCCAGGTCTTTATGTTTCAAGAGTAGATAAATGGGGATTGGAGACTGCTACAACATTCGATATTCGTGTGTGCAAGCCAAATAAGGATATGATGTCACCAGCTGTCGCGCACACAATAGAGCATTTGATGGCGGACTACCTACGCAATGATAGTCCTCTTAGCAATTCCGTTCTGTATTTTGGACCGATGGGTTGTCTTACAGGTTTTTATCTTATACTTAAAGGTACGTGGACTTCAAAGCTCATAAAGGAAATGATAGTAGAAGCATTCAAGGCTTGTTCGCTATCAAAGACGATTCCAGGTGCATCGGAAGTGGAATGCGGTAATTATAGGCTCAACGACTTAAAAGGAGCAAAAGAGCTATGTGATATGTTCTCCGTATATCTATCGACAGCTGGACCGGATAAGCTCAATTATCCAGATTAATATTTATATGTAACCATAAAGTATTTAATCATTAAGTATATTTTCTTGCAATATATTTGGTGATTAAATACTTTTTTTATAATTTTGCAGCATTACTTATTGCTATCGCTTCGTACTGGGATATTTCTTGAATTTTATTGTTCAATTAAATATTTAGTTAGAATGAAAAAAAGAACGAAGCAAGTTTTAGTTATTCTGAAACCCAAATCAAAGGCGTTGGGGTTCAGTAGAGAGGAGTTAGAGGGTATTGCTGCCGATGTTGCCAATAACTTAGAACTCGATGAAGAAGCCTCAGACGAGGATGTAAACGCAGAGATTGAAAAGCAGGTCAATGCGGTTCTTCCTTATCTTAAGATTGCGCAAAAGACTGCGCAGCGTACTATCCAGAGCTTTAAGGATAGTCAAGACTTGGATGACGACGAGGTCGATGACGATGATGATGACCCTGCCGGCAACAAGAAACCAATCCGCAAACAGAAGAAAGAGAAAGAGGAGCAGGTCCCAGGATGGGCGCAGGCACTCATTACTCAGAACAAAGCTTTGCAGACCGAAATTCTCGGTTTGAAGTCTGAGCGTGAGAATGATGGCCGCCGTTCTAAGCTGAAGGCACTCCTTAAGGACAAAGGTACGTTCGGAAAGACTGTCTTGAAGAATTTCGACAAGATGAATTTCGAGAACGAATCTAAGTTCGATGATTTCTACGATGGTATTGTGGAGGACTTGGCAGCTATCGATCAAGAGCGTGCTAACGAAGGTCTCGGAAAGCTTGGTGCTCCTGCGGCTCAGAGAAAGCCTAAGAAGGAAGAGGTTGAGGTTATCAAGGACAATGAGATTGATGAGCTTGCCGAAACTATGTAATCTTTAAATTTTAAAAGTTATGTATGGCGTAAGCGAGACAAAAACGTTTGATTCAGGCAAGGAGTCTGTAATCATCAGAAATTACGTGAATGGCATCATGGGTGGTGTCATTCTTGACATGACAGGTTTCTCAGGAGAGTTCATCCAGTGCGGACACATTATCATTCGTGATACCAAGTCTGGCGAGTACAAGCCTATGCCGGTAACAGGTGAGGCTTATGCTTCATTGCCGGAAAATCACGAGTATGTAGGTGTCTGCATGACAACTGCTCCGGTAGATACCCCTCATGTAGGTGTTATGACGGCAGGTGAGGCTAATGATAAGGCTGTCCCTTATCCTGTCGATACGATTAAGGCAGCTTTGAAAACAGCCGTTCCTACTCTTCAGTGGGGACACGATGCAATCGGTTAAGGAGGTGATTTATGCAACAGAGTTCTTTATTTCTTAAGTATATCTTGAGTTTCTTCCCAATCCTGAAGACATTGATTGAGAAGATTAACGGTAAGCGCAAGAACGAGATGACGTATCTTCACAAGGATACATCCATTCTCCGCCGCGTTTATTCTACCGACAACAAATGGGAAGCCGACACAGTTGATACCTCTTACGTAGCTGCTGACTACGTGGCAGTGGATTCTCCGGTTCCTTTGAAGTCTCGTGACAAGATTTCAACCGCCAACGGCAAACTGCCAAAGGTCGGTATGAAGAAATTCTTGAAGGAGTCAGATATCCTCGCTCTCAGACTCATGGAAGCACAGGGCGGTCAGACAGCAGAGATTCGCCGTAAATTGGCGCAGGACCCGGTAGCTTGTAATGTCGGTGTTGATGAGCGTAATGAGTATGCCCTTCTGTATGGTCTCTCTAACGGCTATGTAGCTGTACGTGACGACGATAATCCAAAGGAATTGCTCCGTATCAAGTATCAGTACTTGCCGAAAAATCAGCTCGGCATCAACAATGTTGATACTGGTATTACCGTTGCAGACTTGAAGGAATGTATCACGAGAGCTTCGAATGATGGCAACACCATCTTGATCTTCTGGATTGGAAAGGCTAAGTTTGACGAATTGAAGAAGGCACAGGACGCTCGCGAGCTTGTTGCCAACTATAAGGGTCAGACTTATGACTCCAACACAAAGCTGCCGGTTCCTACTTCCAGCGTATTCCAGGAAGCATTCTTGGACGAGACCGGTGTATCATTCCGCATCATCAACCGTACCGTCCGCTTGGAGCATGATGGCGTGAAGAAGAGTGTTAAGCCTTGGAACAACAATATGATTATCGGTGTATGCTCACAGATGATTGGTGCCCTCGTTTACGGTCAGGTAGCAGAGGCAACAAACAGAGTGGCAGGTGTAACCTATCAGCAGATTGATTACAAGCTTATCTCTCAGTATTCAACAACTGATCCATTGCGTGAGACAACTGCGGTGCAGGCATACTGCTTGCCTGTCATCGAGGACGTTGATACAATCTATCAGATTAATACTAAGCTGGCAGACCCAGACGTTTCGGTTGATACCGAAAAGGAGAAAGCAGATACAGAGGACGCTAAGGTAACAATCTCTGATGTGACCTACAAGAAGCCGGAGGCTATCACAACCCTTAATGCTCTTGGTGCCACCCTTGCTAGTGATGCAAGTGATAAGGAGATTATTGATGCCTACAATGAACTGCCTCCTACAAAGAAGAAGGAGTTCAAGGATAACGCAGCTAAAGCTGAGGAGTAATCATGAAGACGGTCGGACAAGCTTTGGTGGATGAGGTACACATCCCTATCCCCTATGGTTTCGTGGAAAACGCTTGCATAAAGCGTGACCTCGATATCGAATCAGAGTTCACTGGTGACGTTGCCAGAAGTGACGCCTACAAAGGAACGCTTGCCGACTGTCTGCTTTCTCTCATACAAGCCGTTAGCTTCTCCGAAGCGGACAAATCAATAGGTTCCCTCTCGGAAGACCAGCGAAAGGCTATATTAGTTCAAGTCAATCGTTTATATAACTCTATCGGCGAGGAGGAGGTTTCACTTACTCCAAAGCCGACAGTTTACATTAATTGCTGATGAGTCTATTGAGTTTTCATGCCTCAAAACTATACCGGCAGCAGAAGGTAGCTGGCTATACAGATGATGATGGAAATTATCACCAGGGCAAGACCGAGTGGAAGTTCTGCTGCACTTGTGATGTAGTTCCTGCTGGCGAGGCCAACAAGTTAGTTACATCTGACGGTTCTATTGATTACTACTCCTACGAAGTGCATAACTTGCCCGTAGGAATTGAAAAGTTCTCTTATGGGGATTTTATCAAGCTAGAAATTTTAGGGGCTGAGGATGTAATTATCAAGGTCAAGGGATTTCATCGTTATCAACTCCAGTGTAAGATATGGGCATAAGAATGACAACCAGCGCTTCCGCTCTTGATGCCTTCCTACAGAGAGCCGCAAGGAAGATACAGGAGAATGTGCTTAAGGCATTGAGCAAGCTAGGAGACGAATCTGTGGTTAGAATCCGTAACAGGTCTGCCAAGGAAAGCTGGATAGACCATACGGGCAACCTAAGAAGCTCCATAGGCTTCGCCGTGTACGAGCAGGGAAGTAAATATATGGAATCAGCCTTTTCGCAGGTTCTCAGTGGCACAGACGGCTCTGTAAAGGGCAAGAAGATGATCAATGACCTTGCAAAGGAATATTCCAGGGTTTATGCTTTGGTTGTCGTTGCCGGAATGGAATACGCAGGAGAGGTGGAAGCCTTGGAAAGCAAGGATGTCCTCGCTTCAACGAAGATATGGACCACATCCATTGTAGAGCAACGTGTGAAGACAGCAATAGACTCAGCAGTTAATGAAATAAACAAGTGGAAGATATGAAATCAGACGGAGCAATTAAGACAGATGTTTACCGGTACATCAATGAAAGCGGTTTTATGAACAACGTCAATGGCAAGCTGTCAAAGACGATGAGACCGCATAATTCTCATAAGGAAGATGTCGTTATCTCCATCTTGGCTAATGAGGGAACGCAGCTTCAAACGGCGATTATAAATGTAAATATATATATACAAGACCAGGACGTAGATGGGCAGTTCGAGGAGAACACTATCAGAGTTGACGAAATCTGCAAACTGGCTTGGAATCTCTTGGAAACGTTCAGAACGAGCGAGTATGCAGCCCACGCTGTTGAGCAGAGGGTATATGCAACAAGCACGGGAGAACATGTAATAAATAATCATGTTGAATATAAACTCATAAACGATTAAATTATGTCAGTAACATCATGGGGCAAATGCACTATCTACGTTCAAGAGGTAGGTAGCAAAAAGAACGAGTGGACTAAGCTCCCAACTCCAAAGGATGGCACTACTACTGTTACTCCAACGAAGGGCGATACAATGACCCAGGTTGAGGAAGGTGGCGGAATTGTTGACCGCAAGACAAAGAAGTCCACCTACGAGGCTGCATATCAGCTCTTCATCAAGAAGAACCAGTCGCAGCCATTCAAGACCATCGACGGTACCGTAGAGGGTAACTTCCGTTTGGCTATCCAACCGGAAGACGCCGAGCTTCCTGGCGTTTACATGGGTAACACTACTATCGGTGCAGAAGAGGCCTATACAACCAAGGACGGTGCTCTTATCACGTACACTCACGCAGCTCTCATTCCAGAGGGTGACGTGGTGGCTAAGACTATCAACTCAAAGAGTGAGGATGTCTATTGTGCTTACCGCTGGCGTGTTATCACCGCCACACCTGGAACAGGTGGAAAGTATGCCTTGACTTTCAAGAAGCCGCAGGACGGTGAGACCCCTCCTGCTGAAATCACGGAAACCTACGCAGAGACATAGGCATATTCTAATATCCCTTCCGCCGACTGAGGGTTATCAGCCGGCAACCTACCCAAGTAGCTCAGGGGAAGAGCGAGACCAAATAGTCCGTCGCATGAAAATCCAGGGTCTTTAAAAGCTGGTTGAAAGTCGCAGGTTCGAGTCCTGCCTTGGGTGCCAATAATTTAAATTCGAGTGATATGGAAGAGTTAGGAATCATTATATCGAATACGCTCACAGATATGCCGATAGGCTTTGATACTGAGCACGCTCACGTTAGCATCTACCCTACTACACTGGGAATGATGTACCTAACGTCGCAGTTGGTAGATAGCTTGGAGCTAGACAAAGAGTTACTTCAAGCTGATCCATTCTTGGAAGCATTGCGAGTTGCAAACACCAAAAGGGAGACATGCTGCAGATTGATTGCATATCACTCACTCAGCACAAAGAACGAAATACTAGACTCCAAATGCGTAAGCAGGCAGACGGAGTTAATCTTCAAAGAATGCTCCAACGAGGATATAGCTACACTACTCATCATCATCCTTAAGGCTAACTCATACCAGACAATAGCCAAAGAGACAGGAATGGAAGAAGAAGCGAAGCGTATGGCAAAGGTCAACGCAGCAAAGAAGTCGGAGAATACCTTTATCTTCGGAGGCAAGACAATATGGGGAACTCTCATAGATGCCGCTTGCGAAAGATACGGATGGACTTTCGATTACGTGGTATGGGGAATATCGTATAACAACCTGACTCTCATGCTCAAAGACAAGATTACTTCAATCTATCTGTCAGACGAGGAGAGGAAGAAAGCCCATATACCGGCAGCAGGGGAAGAGGTCATCGATGGCAACAACAAAGAGGCGGTTATGAAGGCGGTGATAGAGTCAGAGACCGAGATTTAACCGAAGTCTTCCTGCGCACGCACGTAGAGTTCCCATATCGAACACTCGTATTTGGTATTTCCCCCGGAGATTCTTTATAGCAGAGTATAAATTCAAGGAAAAATAGAACATTATGCCAAGCATTAAATTCGATACAATAGTCGAGACAGCCAAGGTCGTTTCCGGTTTTCGAGACATTCAGAACGCAGTTCATCAGACTGCTGAGAGGGTTGAGAAGGACGGAAAGTCTATTGACGATGTAATCTCGAATATACAGAACAGTATGAACATTGCCATTGGCGGTTGGAGCATTGGCAAGTTCGTCAATCAGATGATGCAGGTCCGCGGTCAGTTCCAGCAGACAGAAATGGCATTCAAGACGATGTTGCAATCTGAGGAGAAAGCCGATGCTCTCATGAAGCAGTTGATCCGCACGGCAGCCGTCACACCTTTCGGGGTTGAAGACGTTACAGAGGGGGCCAAGCAGCTCCTAGCATTCAACGTAGCAGCCGAGGATGTCAATAAGACGCTTATCGGATTGGGAGACGTGGCGGCAGGTATGGGTCTGAACCTTAAAGACCTCGTGATGCTTTACGGCACCACCATCGCCAAGGGTAAGATGGACACAATGGATTTGTATCAGTTCCTCAACCGAGGTATTCCTATCGCAGACGAATTGGCTAAGGTTATGGGGTTGGACTTGAACAATGCCATCGGTGAGGTCCAGAAGCAAATCAAGGCAGGCAAGGTTACCAGCGACATCTTCATCCAGGCAATGCAGAGTATGACCGCCGAGGGTAGTAAGTTCGGTGGCTTGATGGAAGCTCAGTCCAAGACTATTACCGGTCAGATAAGCAACATTGAGGATGCCATTGAGCAGATGTTCAACGAGCTGGGTAAATCCCAGGAGGGTGTCATCAATACCGGATTGGGAGTCGTTTCCACCCTCGTTGAGAATTGGGAGACGGTAGGCAAGGTGCTTATGACTGTCGTTGCAGCGTATGGTGCATACAAGGCTGCGGTGATAGCGATGATAGCAATATCTAAGGCACAGGTAGCTTGGGAGAGTGCGAAAGCATTCTTGTCTTTAGCGAAATCTATCACAACCGCCAAGGATGCCATGGCTCTGTTCAATTTGGTCTCTTCTTCAAATGTTCTCGGTCTGGTTCTTGGTGCAGTAGCAGCTGGAGTCACGATGTTCAATCTATTCGGCAATAGCGCTGAAGATGCAGCAACAAAGACCTCTAAGTTTACTGAGAGTGCAAATGAAGCATCAAGCAAGGTCGAGTCGCTAGTCTCCATTCTGAAGACTGCCAAGGAAGGTTCCAAGGTTTACAAGGACACCATCAAGGAGCTGTCAAACATCTATGCCAACTACGGGGTTGCTATAGACAAGATCAAGGAAGACGAGAGCAACCTTGTGGATGTTAAGCAGCAGGAGATAGATAAATCCAATGAACTCATCGAGCAAATTAAGCTGGAGACTACAGAGCGCAACAGAGCCAATGCAATCTCCAAGGCTAACGAAGACTACAACAACCGTTTGGATAGCGCTCAGCAAGCCCTTTTGGGCAAGTTGAAGGATTATGGAACCTCTAGCAGCGGTATTGCAGTCGGCATACAGAACATCGTATCTGACTCGGTTATCAAGCAGCTTGACGACTTAGCACAGAAGATGGCTGGCTTGAATGAGCATTCCAAGGAATACCAATCCTATATGCGTCAATACAACCAAGTAATAGGGACGATGGTAGATAAGACGGTAGGACTTGCTAAATCTTTTGGGATTACGGACAGCAAAACAAAAGATGCGAAAGAAGCATTAGCAGGCTATCTGTATGAGTTACGTACTGCCAAGAAGATACATGCCGAGGAAACCGACAATGTTAACAGGGCGGCAGATGCTACCGAGGATTTCGGAAACAAGGCCACCTCTACCAAGAACAGGATAAATGCTTTGCAGAAGCAACTCCAGGGTGCCGGCGAGGATGTACACGTTCTCTACAACCGTGTCAAGGAGTTCATGCAGAACTATTCCGAGAACAACATCAACTTCCACGTCAACTTCGATGCCAAGATACCATCGTGGATGCAGAATATGAATATTCCGGAATTGGGACGCTTAGGTAAGTACTTTTCCGCTTTGGCACGCGACCTTGCAAACAACAAGAAGTCTGGTGCGCTAGTCAATGGTAAATGGATGTCAACAAACGATATCGCCCAGCGAGGATGGGATTACACCAATGCGGCGAACACCAAGCAGACCAAGGCAGATGACAATGCTAAGAGGAAACACCGTGAGAAGGAAGAGGCAGAAGCCAATGCCAAGAAGAACGCTGCCAAAGCCAAGAAAGCATCCGCCGATGCCAAGAAGCAGGCAGAAGACCGCAAGAAGGCCCAGGAGGAACTGAATGAGGACTTGAAGCAGCTGCAGCAGGAAAATATCGACACCGATATATCTCAGATGCAGGAAGGCACGGAGAAGAAGATTGCTGAAATCAAGAACGACTATGCCAAGCGCAAAGCCGAGATTGACAAGCAGGAAGCAGAGTTCAAGAAGAAAAACAAGGAAGCTGGCAAGAAAGTAACCCTTACCTCTGCTCAGTCCAATGCCCTCAATAAGGCAAGAGACCTCGCTACCCAAGAGTATAACAAGAAGCTTGATGAGGTCAACAGGGAAGCCCTCACCTCTATGCGTGACTACTTGAAGGAGTATGGTTCTCTCTATCAGCAGAAGCAAGCCATTGCCGAGGAGTACGAGGAGAAGATTGCCAAGGCTCAGACGGAAGGCGAAAAGCTCTCTCTTCAGCAGCAGAGAAAGAAGGACCTCCAAACCATCGAGATAAACGCTATCAGACAGAACATTGATTGGGGAAGCGTCTTCGGAGACTTCGGGGCTATGTTCAAGGACCAACTTGAGCCTACCATTGAGAAGCTGCAAGAGCTTTCAAAGAGTACAACAGATGTTAATGAGCAGAAGACTATACAGGAACTTATCTCCAAGCTACAAGGCTCTGCCACCATCTGGAATAGTGACATCTTTAAGAAAGTCTCTGACGACATCAACTCCTATCAGTCAGCAATGCAGGGCTATATTGACGCACAAGAGCGAGAGATTGAAGCCACGAAAGCTGTCACCAAGGCGCAGGAAGACCTCGCTAAGGCTAAGAAGAGCGGTGACAAGACGAGTATCAGCAAGGCTGAAGCCAACCTCTCTAGAGCGCAGGGCGTTCTCGCTACCGCATCTAACAACGTTTTGGAGTTCGGTTCATCAGTTCAGAAGGCATCATCAGACTTACAGACATCTGCACAGAAGGCAGTTTCTCAGTTCCAGCAACTTGAAAATGGCTTGCAGGGTCTTACATCGGGGTCGCTCAAAGGCATAGGAAACTCTATCCTAGGGCTTGACAAGCTTTTCGGTGGCTCTATGCAGAAGGACGTTGCCAACACTCTAGCAAAGGGCATCCAAGGGTTGCTCGGTAAAGATAGTGACGCAGCCAAATCTCTGACGAAAGCTTTAGGGGATAGCGGTATGGCAGGTGAAATAATCTCCGCAATACTCGGCATCCTCGATATTCTGAAAGATGGCTTCGGAACACTCATCAGCAACCTCATGGACACGGTCTTTGGCGCAGTAACGGGCATCCTTGATGATGCTTTATCGGGTGACATCGTTATGAAGCCATTGAAGAGTATCGGGAACAACGTTTCTCATATCCTCAACACGCTTTCATTCGGTGGCTTTAATAGTCTGTTCGGTGGAGATGGAAATGCAAAGAAGGTCAATGATACCATCGAAAGACTGACGGACAGAAATACCCTCTTGCAGCAATCCATCGAGGATTTGACTGATGCAATGGAAAACTCCTTTGGCTCAAAGGCAACCTCATACTACGAGCAAGCCTATAAGAATCAGCAGGAGACCAATCAGAACTACCTCGACATCGCAAAGGCACAGGCAAGCTATCATGGTTCGCACCACTCATGGAACGCTTATTGGGGTGGTTTCGGTAGTGACGAGATGGACTGGATCAAGAAGAACGTCAAATCAGATTTCAATGGCGACCTCTTCTCCCTCAGCCCAGAGGAAATGAAGCTCCTCCGTGGCAACGTTGCCATCTGGGAGCATATCGAGAACACAGGAAAGGGTAACTATGGTGGACGTCTGACGGAGAAGCTGAATGACTACATAGACCAAGCAGGCAAGCTGGAAGAGTTGTCAGAGCAGTTCAAGGAGAACCTTACTCAGATTTCCTTCAGCGGAATGAGAGATGGTTTCTTGACGGACCTTATGGATATGAAGAAGGATGGTAGCGATATTGTAAAAGATATGGCTAACGATTTTGCTGAAGAGATGCAGAAATCCCTTCTCTCATTCAGTATGGAAGACCTTATCAATGGAGATTTAAAGAAACTCTACGATGATTGGGCAAAGGCTATGAAGGATAAAAACGGAAAGCTAACCAAGGATGATGTAGATGCATTCTACAAGCGTTACGATGATATTGTCCAGGAAGGATTGAAGAGACGTGACGAGTGGGCAAAGGTGACAGGCTACACTGGTTCCTCATCCTCATCACAGACCGCAACAAGCGGAGGATGGGCATCTATGGGGCAAGATACCGCAGACGAGCTGAATGGTCGCTTCACCGCCCTGCAGATTGCAGGTGAGTCTATCGCTCAGAACATGACTACCACCATTTCGCAGATGGAAAGCATCGTTACACTCGGAATCTCAACCAATGGCGCAGTATTGGAGATTAGAAACATGATGATTATGACAAACAGCTACCTCGAAGACATCGTGAAGTATTCAAAGCTCACATATAATGACTTCGGAGCCAAGCTGGATGACATGAACAGAAGATTAAAGGATATTTGACCTCTATAGGCTTTTCGCTCGTCAACCCTTACAACTATACTCAAAAATAGCAAAAGCGGCTCACAGCGAAGCCTATGAGGTTATTTAATGATTAAATAGTTATGCTTAATGGTCAACTTTATATAAATGGTAAGGATGCCTACCTTACGTGGGGCATCTTCCTAGACGAAACCGCCCTCAGCACGCTCATGACCCCTGCACCAAACAAGGAGTTCATCAGCAACAAGTATCGCTCAAAGGACGGAAAGTCGGTTATCAAGCACAATCCTAGATTGGATGAGAGGGAGATAACGCTGCCGTTCAATATGACCGCCAAGGACTCAGATACGTTCATGACGAACTATGCTAGGTTCTGCGAGGAGGTTCTTGCTAAGGGAGAGTTGGTTATCCGCACCCGATTTCAGCCTAATGTGTGGTATCGGTGCATCTATCTCTCCTGCACTCAATTCAGTCAGTTCATTCGGGAAATGGCAAAGTTCAGCCTAAAGCTCAACGAACCAGACCCTAGTGACAGAGGTGAAACAAGTAAATATACAAGCTAATGATTCAGATAAAGAGAAATAACAAGGTATTCTTCACATTAGAGGACTTCGGCGAGGGTTCTAAGCTGTCATATCAGCTTATGGACCATCATTACGTCATATTGAAGTTCACTACGGCTACTCCTATCTATTTCGAGATTGGGGACTCCGTAGAGATTCCCGACTTCGGCTACTTTGAGCTTACATCATCATACTTCCCTAAGCACAATGATAGTGATGGCTACGACTACGAAATGCAGATGGATGCCTACTATATGTCTTGGAAGAATAAGCTTTGCAAGTATCGCCCTCAGCACGGAGCAAACGAGACCTCCTTCAAGCTTACCACAACGGTAGGCGTACACATGAACGTTATACTCGGCAACCTCAAGGCGCTAGGTATTACGTACAATGGCAAGGAGTTCTCTGTTGACTACACTACTTACAACAACAAGGCTTTCGATGTTCAGAAGAGATTCTTGATCGAGTACGGCTCCATCAGTATTCTTGATGCTCTCAACGCCATCTGTTCCGAAGATGCGCTCAACTGCGAGTGGTGGATAGATGGCTCTATTATATACCTTGGATATTGCGAAATGGAAGGGCAGACAACATTCGAACAGGATGTTAATGTTCTGTCTATGTCCTATTCGGAATCTAAGTCAGCTCATATTACGAGACTGTACGCATTCGGCTCAGATAGAAATATTCCGAAAGGGTATTTCACTGGTGCCGATGCGGACGTCACTACAGATGGTGTAGCTACCGATTACCTCATGCTCCCTAACAAGGAAGTAGATAGTGATGGTTTCTACGCCAAGGATGGCTACCTGGAGAACGTGAATGTCGTGAAGAATGACAAGCAGGCTATCGAAGGTGTCGTGATGTTCGAGGAAGAATACCCAAAGGTTGAGAGTGTTATCAGCAGTATCAAGACGTATGATAGTACCGTTGATAACGAAGACGGGACGAAGACTACACAGACGTTTTGGCAGGTCACGGCTACGGATTCGTTCGCTACAAACTTTGAAGCTAGCTGGATAAAGAGTAATCTCACTTTAGGCATCAAGTTCACTAGCGGTGCTCTCATGGGTATGGAGTTCGAAGTCAGTTTCAAGGTTATTGACAAGGCTAACTACTTCGAGATTGTTGCTAATGACACATACGGAAGAACACTCCCAGATGGCGTTATGTGCCCGAAGGTAGGTGATAAGTTCTTCCTCTACAACTGGGACGCAACAAAAATTACAGATACGGACCTCATCCCTACTGCTCAGTTATCTCTGTTCGATAGAGCGAAGCAGTACTATCAGAAGACAATGATCAGCAACTCAAACTTCACCTGCACGATGGATGGCGATAAGTTCTACAATGATGGAACATACGATTACCATCCTCTCGGTGAACAGGTAAAGCTGATTAATGATATGTTTGCGCAGGTGGACGCGGATGGCAAGCACTACAGAAACTCTCGTATCATCGGCATGGAGATACCTTTGGATATCCCTTACGACCACCCTCAGTACACAGTAGGAGAAAAGGCTGCAACTAGCCGGTTGGGTAAGTTGGAAGACAAGGTTGACTCCATCACAGTGAACGGAATGCAGATAGGCGGCACAGGAAGCGGTAATGGTGGTGTCTATGTAATTGGGCTGAATGATTCTACTCCTGCATCTGATAGCAACGTTTATTCTGCTAGACGTTCTAGGATGGAGTTTGTATCTAGGCTGCAGGATAACACAGCAAAGAGCACAATCACTTGGGAGAAGGTGCAGAAGCTTTTAAGTGGTTTGCTTGTCGGTAACTTCAATTCCGAGAACGGCGGCTCATGGACTCCCGATACAGAAGGTCGCTCGCATCTCATCACCGATTACCTGGAGGTGAGGATGAAGGCTATCTTCGAGGAGCTTGTAATCAAGAAGACATCTACAATCGGCGGTAAGGAGATTATTTCTCCTGCTGGCGGTGTGGTGGCCCATAAGGTAGAAAACGTTACCGTAACTTATAATGAGGTTTCGCAGAAGGCATACCGATGCTACTTCCTCGCAGAGCAGGAAGGTGATTCCGTAGATAATGATTTCTCCGTTAACGACCAAGTGCGCTCGGAATCATTCAACGTTCGCAAGGGCACTTATCACAAGGTGGGTAATCATTTTTATTGGCGATTGGTAATTGGTCGCAATGAAGACCCCGTGGAGCTGGAAGGCAAGAAGTATCACTACATCGACCTCTCCGATACCGATTGTGCTACGGCAAGCGATGTACCTGCGAAAGGTGATGTGTTGTCACAGTGCGGTAATAGAACCGATGTAGAACGTCAGAACTGCCTTATCTTCTCGGCGGTAGATACCTATTCGCCATCCATCGGTCTCTATCACGGCATCAATAGCTACTCCTTTGCAAACAAGGAATACGTAGAGTATGGCGTAAACAAGCAGACCAACAAGGCATTTTTTAATGTCTATGGTGATATGTATGTAGGCGACCGACCTACTAAGGAGAATGGCTATGAGGGTAGTAGCTACATCAAGTATGACAGCGCAACCAAGCAGGTATCTGTTAAAGGCAAGATTTCTGCCAAATCCACTGTGGATGGCAAGGAACTGTCTCAGTATATTAAGGAGAACTCAGCAAAGGGCTTGACCGAGGAGCAGGTAAACAATCTCATCAAGAACTCGCAGGTCATTACCGACTTGCAGAATCAGGTGGATGGGGCTATCGAGACGTGGTTCTATGAGGGTGTGCCTACCTTGAAGAATGCCCCTGCCAGCAGTTGGACGACCGACAAGGATAAAGATACCCATCTTGGAGACTTGTACTACGACAACAAGACGGGCAAGGCATACCGCTTTGCCAAGGATGGGAACACCTACAAGTGGACTATCATTACGGACACCGACATTGCTAAAGCCCTTGCTGATGCAAGTAAGGCGCAGGAAACGGCAGACGGAAAGATGAAGGTGTTCAGCAGTCAGCCTACACCGCCATATCAAGTGGGTGATATTTGGGTTAATGCTACCTATCCGTCTGACGGAAGTACATACAAGAATGAGGTATTGCGTTGTCAGACCAACAGAGCGGCTGGTTCTCAGTTCGCCATCGGTGATTGGATTAAAGCATCTAAATACACCGATGACACCGTTGCCAACGCAGCCAAGAAAGCGGCAGAGGATGCTCAGAAGGCAGCACAGACCGCACAGACGAATGTTGCGAATCTCGGCAGGACCGTTACCAGCAACAAGAAGGCATTCGATAATTATGTTACAGATGGCTATCTTGAGCCATCGGAGATTGCGGCAATGGCTCAGGATTCCAAGCGACTTGAAGATGCTTTCGCAGCTGCCGAGAAGTCGTACAATGAAGTGAAGGGAGCAGAGGTATTGAAGAGCACCAAGGAGCTCACCGACCTCAATACCGCTTTTGCTACTCTCACGACTGCTAAGAAAGAACTCATCGAGTATCTTTCAGATATTTCTGCGAGATATAATGCTGCTGATACTAAAGGCAAGGCTACCATCGTATCTGCTGTCGGAACGAAGTTTACCAACTTTCAGTCTGCATACAGCGCATTTTACGACAAGCTCGGTTTGGCAAACGCATATATCACTAGCAAGATATATGGCGACCTCGGTGTAGTTATAGGTGACGTAACCAGCCTTGCTTATTTAAAGAAGGCTCTGATGGATACTCCCGATACAGAGATTAACGGAGGTCTGGTTCTTACATCACTCATCGGTTTGCGAGACACGGACGGAAACACTACGGCAGGTATCAATGGTATAACGGAGAAGTCTGCAAAGGGAGGTGGTGTCGCCGCTTGGTTCGGTGGCGAAATGGTCGATAAGGACTACAACGACGGCTCTAAGACTCCTGCCAACACCATCTTCCGCTTCGATGGTTCTGGCTACGTGGCAGGTGGTGCAATCTGGTGGGGAACTGATGGTAGGGTTCACGCTGACCCTACGTCATTTATCATCAGCGAGAAAAACTTGGGTGCATACCTCACCTTCTTCGAGCCGACTTGGAAGGCAGGAAGTGCAGGAACGAGCGTTGCCGACCTTGTGTCTTTGAAGCCAAACGCTCCATTCACCAAATTGGGTGTTTCGGGCGATGCTACATTCGAGGGCGCAATCTCCTTTCACGGCATTAAGCTCACATATGATGCAACCAACAAGGCTATCAAGATTGATGGTAATCTCTATGCCACAGGCGGCATCACAGCATACGGAGCAGCAAGTAGTGGCGCAGGCGGTGGCGGATTGAATGCAAGCGTAATCAGCTATGCGAGAATCATAGAGGGAAGCTATACGGATGCAGACTTGACTAGTATCCCGAACGCCTATGCTATCAAGGCTCTCAGCAGTCGAATTGACAATATAGCTACAGAGCTTGGTGATCTGAATCTCTCCTGGAATAACATCACGGGTAAACCATCAACGTTCGCACCTAGTGCGCATACCCACAAGTGGACAGAAATCACCGACCGCATCACGAAGGTAAGCCAGCTTACCAACGATGCTGGGTATCTGACTGCTCATCAGTCTCTTGCAAGCTATTACACCAAGACGGAGATAGACGCAAAGGGCTATACCACCAACAAGGGTACTGTTACATCTGTGGCTCTTACCCTCCCTACAGGTTTGGCGTGCGCAACAAAGACCATCACGACAAGCGGCACGTTTGCTGTTACTTTTGCTTCTGGATATTCAATTCCAACAACGACAAAGCAGACGGCTTGGGATGGTGCGGTATCAGCAAAGCATACTCATAGCAATAAGTCTGTGTTGGACGGCATTTCATCCGTAAAAGTAACTCATTGGGATAGTGCCTATGATTGGTACGCCCTTATGACTACTGACGAGGAGACTGCGGATGGCATTATCAATAAGTGGAACGAGGTGGTTAGCTTCCTCGCAAATATTGCGCAGACAGACACTTTAAGTGGTATCGTTGATGGAATCAATAAGTCTATATCTGACGAGGTAACAAGAGCGAAAAAGGCAGAAGGGGTGAACGCTTCGGGCATATCCACCAATAAGACGGGTATCACCACCTTGCAGGGCTACTTTACAAGCGGTTCAGCGAAAAAGGCTCTCCAGCTCACGAATGCTCGCAAGCTTTGGGGTAACTCGTTTAACGGTACTGCCGATATTAACGGAAGCATCATCGTGCCTAACGGAAAGTATATCTCCATCGGCAATATAAAGATGGAGTATGATGCGACCAACAAGGCGTTGAAGATTACGAACACTACGACTAACGAGGTGGCAAACCTCTATGCTACTGGTGGCATTACCGCCTATGGTGAAGGTAGTGGCTCGTCAGGTGGTGGTGGGTTGAATGGTAGTGTGAAGAGCTATGCAGATGCCTTGAAACTTGCTAGCGAATCTCTGTCTGAGATAGCTTCTGCCTACTCCATCAAGGCTCTTGATAGTCGTATCGTCAGCCTAGAAGGAGGCTCGGCTATGGACGTTAGTGTTAGCGGTAGTGGAAACGCAGTGACAGCCATCAGTAAAAGCGGAACGACTATCAGCGTGACAAAGGGAATAACGTTCTTGACTTCACATCAGAGCCTAGATGGCTACGTCAACGAGGTTGCGACCAGCGGCACTGGAAACGCCATCACCTCGGTATCGAAAAGTGGCAAGAAACTCACCTTTACTAAAGGTGCAACGTTCCTGACTAGTCATCAAAGTTTGGCTAATTACTATACTAAAGGTGAGACAGATAGCTTACTTTCTGACAAACAGAACGCTGCTGGTAGTCTAACGTTCTTTTCATCAAATGGAAATTATGTTGGAAGTAGATTTTTCGGTGATGATAATTTGAATAAGTTAGCTTCACAACAGTATATAGAACTGTGGAGTAACTATGGTTTTTTTAATCTTAATGTTGGTAATATA